AAACCAAAGACGCCCTTTTAGAAGGTCTTCAAGGTAACAAGCGTTCAGTAATGGCAACAACTCTAGAAAATACCCGCAAGTATTTGGCAGAGAGTGCCACCGCTGGAGCAACATCCGCCGGTAACGTTGCAACACTAAATCGTGTGATCCTTCCTGTGATCAGACGTGTAATGCCTACGGTCATTGCTAATGAATTAGTTGGCGTACAGCCAATGACAGGTCCAGTTGGTCAGATCCATACTCTACGTGTTCGCTACAGCGATACATTTAGCGGCACTGGTGGAAACGTTACAGCTGGTGAAGAGGCTCTAAGCCCATTCAAGATTGCTGAAGGTTATGCTGGTGCTACTACTGGTAAGGCTGCTTCAACAGCTGCACTAGAAGGCGTAGCAGGTAACAAACTAAGCATTCAAATCTTGAAGCAAACAGTTGAAGCTAAGACACGTAAGTTGTCAGCTCGCTGGACATTCGAAGCAGCTCAAGATGCACAAGCCCAACAAGGCATTGACATCGAAGCTGAGATCATGGCTGCTCTTGCACAAGAGATCACAGCTGAGATCGACCAAGAAGTTCTACGTAGCCTAGCTACATTGTCTTCAACAGTATTAACATATGACCAAGCTGCTGTATCTGGAACAGCAACATTCGTTGGTGACGAGCATGCCGCATTGGCAGTTCAGATCAACCGTGCTGCTAACTTGATCGCTCAGCGTACACGTCGTGGTGCTGGTAACTGGGCAGTTGTATCACCAACAACATTAACATTGTTGCAAAGTGCTACTACTTCCGCTTTTGCTCGCACAACAGAAGGCACATTCGAAGCTCCAACAAACACCAAGTTTGTCGGTACATTGAACAGTGCAATGAAAGTGTATGTTAACACATATGCAGAGAACGACAACGTTCTAGTTGGTTACAAAGGTTCTAGCGAATCTGACGCAGCAGCATTCTATTGCCCATACATTCCATTGATGAGCAGTGGTGTTGTTCTTGACCCAGCAACTTTCGAACCAGTCGTGTCATTCATGACACGTTATGGTTATGTTGAGTTGACAAACACAGCTTCTTCTCTAGGTAACGCAGCTGATTACTTAGCGACTGTTGCTGTAACATCCGCTAACCTACGTTTTGCTTAATCTGTAACACGTATAACGCAACTTCAAAAAGGCTCTTCGGAGCCTTTTTGTTTGACTTAAATATCAAGATGAAAGTGGAATCGGAACAAGACTTCAAACAACTACGTGAGCAGTTTACGGCATGGAGAAATCGCTTTCCTATGTTCGTTCATGATGTGCAACGTATTGAAAAAATAATAAATCAACACATTACTGCGCACAGTAAAATAATGGTCATGTATAGACAGACCAAAAATCGCGGATATTTAGAAAAAGCACAACAAGAAATCAATGCCATCAATACAATATTAAACACTGTAGAAAAAATGGAACTGATGAGTCTACTAAGCCGCGGATAAATAAAGTATCTAGAATTTATTATGCGGTACCCGCCGCGTATGACCTAGAACGTCAAACAAAGGAGAAACAAATGGGACGTCCAGTTAAAAAAGATGTGAACGGTGTTCAAGTATTTGGAACCTATGCATCAACAAATGTAGGTATTAGAGTTATTGCCAATATCGGTGGTACAATCAGAGATGATGTATACATCCTCAAACAAAAAGGTTCAAGATCATATCAAGTATTTGATGTGTCGGACAGTGCTACGGCACAATGCAGACTTGTCGACAAAGCCGGCAATGAATTATTAACAGGTGAAATGTTAATGACAGGTCGTGTAGCAGTCGATACAAATCAAGCTACTAACGGTCGTAGAATCATGAAATTAAACAAACGTATTGCCACCGACACAGCTGGTGTTCGCTATAAATGGTATATGGCAGACGATTCTGGATCTGACGATATCTTATTAGTTGCACTATAATCTAGGATTGTAAATGGGACAGTTTCTCAGAGTCAACGGTGACTACAACATTCGAGCAGGCGACGGTGCCAAGATAACACTTGACACTGGACCTGCTGTGAGTGGTGGGTCAGTACGAGTCACTGGTAATCTCGTGGTCGAAGGTGATACCTTTAATATCAGTACCACTAACTTAACCATTGAAGATAACATTATATCGCTAAACACTGGTGAAGTAGGACCAGGTGTTACCCTGATATATTCTGGTGTTGAAATTGAACGTGGCAATACTTCTGCAGTAACTCCGCAGAACAACGCCAGCTTGCTCTACGACGAAAGCACTGACTCGTGGTTAATCGCGCATGGTTCTGCTCCAGGGCCGTTTAATTTTGATGCCAGTAGTCTTCGCCTCAAACAGATACTAACAAACAGCACTACCGATTCAGGTGATCTCACACTAATAGGTACAGGAACAGGAGTAGTAAAAGTTTCAGGCACTATTAATTATGAAGATCAAGTTACTGATGATGACGATATTCCCAACAAGAAATTTGTCGACGATGCAATTCAAAATAATCCCACATTTCAAATTGTAGCACCACAAAGCCAAGACACTAGAGTGGTTATTGCAGACAAAGATATTACTCCTAATCTCGCTGGCACAGCTGGATCGTTGGCATATTTTACAGCAACCACTAGTTATAATACTTTTGGTGAAAGTGCAGTTTCGATAATAGTAGACAATGCTCTAGTCGGACAGTTCTATACAAATAGATTTGAAGTAGGCGATCTAGAAATTGGTGGCGGGCCGGATCGCAATGAAATTACAAGTCGTGCCAGCATAACCAACGAAAACATTTATGTAAGAACTCAAGGCACTGGTAAACTTCAAACCAACTATGCCATGCAGTTTGAAAAAATTGGCACAGTGCCCGGATATGTATCAAATAATGTATTGCTATATGCAGCTGTGCCTGGCACAGGCACCACAGGAGTATATTTTGTCAACGACAGCGCAGAAACTGCAAAACAAAATGGGGAGTTGATAAGTAAAAACAAAGCACTGGTATTCAGCATGCTATTTTAAGAGACACATATGATAAGAAACTATGAAAATCCCGAAGGCACACTATCACTGGTAGATTCTACCAATGTCACTATTCCAGTTAAAGTGTTTACCAGCTCAACCACAGGCGGTCCTATTGGAGGTGGAGTGACGGGTAGAGAAAATGCCGTGACCACCATAGCATTGTGCAACACACTAGCACCCGATCCTGCAGACGAAACTACTAACAGTGTTACAGTAAATATCTATATAGTTCGAAGCGGACTAAGTTATGCAGCTGGTAATCTTGTGGTCAGCAATCTTGTAATACCTGCCGGTGAAACTGTGTTCTTTTCTGAAGAACGCATAGTGTTGGCCAGCGGCGACCAAATATGGGTTGGCACTTCACAAGCCGCAAGACTAAGTGTAACTGTGAGCGTATTAGCTGTATGAAATTCTTAAAGACTAAAAATATTTCTCAGTTTAGCATCAACGATCGTGCGTTGATTTATTATCCTGCTGGCAACGGTCCTGGCAATAGAGTAGTGATCAACGCCAACGGTGGTATGATGTTGCCCAAAGGCACAACTGCACAACGACCACAGTTGACCAGTGTTCGGCAACCTACAGATGCCAACGGCACTATTCGGTATAACACAACAATTCCAGCACTAGAAGCTTATGTAGGCGGTGCCTGGGTCACAGTAGCAAGTCCATTTGCTGCTGCTATTACCAAACAAACACTAGGCCCAGGAGACGGTGTTTCTACTATTTTTGGACCGTTGAACAGCACCTATGCACCATCGTATGCTGCCAGTGCAGATAATGTGTTGGTATTAGTAGAAAACGTCATGCAGATTTCTACCACCAATTTTACAGTGGTTCAAAATCCCACAAGCACAGGAACAGGCGCAGAAATTAATGCCACATCATTGAGTAGCGGAAACAACGGTACCAGTTATGTGATCACTGATGTAGGGTCAACAACATTTACATCATTCGGTGCAGGTGCAAACACAGTAGGCACAGTGTTTACAAAAAGTGGCGGGACTCCTACAGGATCAGGTAAGGTACGTATCGCTGGATACTATCTCACATTTACATCAGCAGTACCAGCAAGCGGAGGAGGCGGTAATCCAGTTTACGTAACTGTATACTACGGATACGCCAACTAACCATGAGTCAATTGGGGCGCATAGGTGGACAGGTATTAACAGACAACCTGTTACGTGCAGGCGTTGACCTTGCGTTTGAAACTAATCTACTATATATAGATGTCAACAATCAACGTATTGGCGTTAGAGATTCAACGCCAGTATATACGTTAGATGTAAACAGCAATTTTACAACCAACGATCTCACTGTAGTCACACAGATAGCTCCAGGCAATTTAAGAATAAATTCACCTGATAATTTTACCACCAGTGTAGGTGGTATTGATGTGTATATCAACGGTGACGGCGAAATATTTCATGATCGATTGATCACAAACAATCTTGTATTAGATGGCAATCTTATATCTAGCTTGTCTAACAGCAACATAGTTCTAGATCCCAACGGATCAGGAACAGTAGAGTTAAGAGCCAACACTGACATCGCTGGTAATCTTGCAGTAAGTGGAAACATCAATATCAGCGGAAATTTATCAGGTCAAGGAACCTTGACATTTGGTGACCAAACTTTAGATACGATTACTATAAACACAGATTTTACTCAAAGCATCATACCTGGAGATGATTTGACCTATGCTATGGGTGCAGACGCAGGTGACAGCAGTGCAAGGCGTTGGAGTCAAATACATGCACCGGACTGGACAAATATAACCAACGGAGCATGGCCCGGCAGCGGACTACGGTCGCAATCAGTAACAGTTAGTGATCAACTTATCCTTAACGGAGTAATTAATAAAATATCGGCCACGCAGAGCAACGACGATGTAGTATTATTGCCAGACACAGGCATTACTCGCATAGAGGCCACACAGTGGCAGAACAATGACATAACCAACCTCTTAAATACACCATTGATTTTTGCCAGCACAGCAGGCATTGGATATTTGAGATTCATGGATACCAATGCATTTGTCATACCCTCAGGAGATAATTCCCAGAGAAGAGGCAGCCCAGAAGTTGGCGAAACACGGTGGAACACCGAAGAAGGATATTTAGAATGTTACGACGGCACTGTGTGGGCAGTCGGCACAGGTGGCGGTATTGACGTTAGTGTTGAGATTATGGAAGACCTCAGCCATGTTTATAACCTGATGTTAGGGTAATTTTCAAAAATCGATAAATACTTTTAATTGCAAAAACGACCATTTTTGCAGGATCCGACTGCGGTAAACCGGCAAAGAGCGTGAGCTGAAAATCTGGTTAACGGTGTAACACCGGGTAAATTGGAGAGCTAATGGCTATCGGTCGCATTTCCGGTCAGCTCTTGAAGTCAAATCTTCTTCGTGCAGGAGAAAATCTGGCATTCGAGACGGACTTACTCTATCTAGATGTTGTGAACTCTCGAATCGGGATACGCACAACGACCCCAACTGTTGACCTCGATGTCAACGGACACACCCGTTCTACAAACGTCACAGTAGACAATCAATTAAATATTGGAAACTTACACTTTACTGGTAACACTATAACCAGTGATTCCAACACCATAAATTTTGCAGCGGCAGCAGGCGAAGCCACTGTTTATCACTCAAGACTGCAGATAGACGATCTGCAACTGCAAGGCAATGTTATATCAACCACTGTCAGCAACAGTTCTATAGAAATAGACCCTAATGGAACCGGCACAGTTAATGTCATAGCCAACACCAATATCACAGGAAATCTAGCAGTTACAGGCAATGTAAGTGCCACCGGTAATATAGTCATTGGCGGAAATATAACTATTGGTGATGCTCTTACAGATAATATTGTAATCAATGCCAGCATTCGCAGCGACCTTGTGCCAGAAACTGATAATCTTTATGATCTAGGATCTCCCACATTCCGTTGGAGAGCTATCTATGTCAATGATTTTTATACCAATACTATAAACGTTCCAGCATTGGATGTTGGAAACTTGATGTTCCGTGACAATGAGATTACTACAACTACTGGACAAGATCTATACATTGATGGCAACGGTGCAGGCGGTGTTAGATTAGGTAATTTTAGAATTGTTGACAACGTTATTACAAATGTGTCTACAAATGCAATCACACAAATAGCACAGTCTGGCACAGGCTATTTTAAAATACAAGGTACTAATGGGTTTGTTCCTCCTAGAGGAGATGACGGACAACGCCCTACAGCTTATGCAGTGTTAGGCATGACTAGATTCAATACCAATTCAAAAGCATTAGAAATATGGGACGGTGTTGCTTGGGCATCACCAGCTGGATCATCAGGAGCTGTGAGTATTACCCAGGCCAACGACATTGCAGTGCAGATAGCACTCACACTAGGATAAAATATGCCAACCTTATTTAGACATGCGGTTAACACTAATATAGGAACTACTCCTGTTGATGTAATACAGATACCACTGGGAGTAAGAGCTACGGTGATTGGATTGAATTTGGCTAATATCACAGACTATGACACCGCCGTAGTTGACGTGTATATTATAGATGAAAATTCTACTCAAGCACACTATATACGAGGATTATCAATTTCTCCTAACAGCACAGCTAAGATTATCACACAAGGTGAAAAACTGATATTACCAGAAACCGCAGGTATACGAATAGTCAGCGATACCGAAGACAGCATTGATGTTGTTGTTAGTTATGTAGAAATATCTTAAGGAAAAATCATGCCAAGTAATTATTATTTAGGTCAAAGTCCAGATGAAGCACTAGGAGATAGTCCTCGCTATTGGTATGCTCTGCGTAGAAACAGCGACGGAGAATTATTTTTGTATAGAAGTGATCAACTCAAAGACAAAGACAGCATTGAATTAAATTTACCAGGCGCTCCTGAAGAAAATTTTGAAGATTTTGAACCAGGCGTAGATTATTTTGATGGTATCACGCAAGATCACGAAGTAGAATATGACAATTTAGTCTGGACACAATATCGTTGGGACAACAGAAACATGTTGTATTATGTAGATAATCAGGGAAGATTAACCCAGAGAATAAATCAGGGATACACCTATCCCACAGGTCATTCAAGTTAAAGTGGAATAAATCATGGCAGAATTTAAGATCAGTAGAATTAGATATACGTGGAAGAATGAATGGGCAGCTGATTCAACTACGTATTTTAAAGATGATGTGGTGAGGTATGGAGGCAGCACTTGGATATGCCAAAGACAACACACAGCATCCACTTTTGCGGGTGACCAAAATTACTATAGTAATCCTGGAGACACTCAACCGACTCCGGCCTGGATTAAGATGACCGACGGATATGCATGGCGAGGAAATTGGAACTCAGCAACTCTATATAATCCGGGTGATCTTGCACTGTATGGCGGTGTCATCTATATTTGTATTACCAGCCATTCTTCTGTGTCAATATTTGACAACAGTTTAGTAAACTGGGCAGTGTATCTTTCTGCAGATAATTGGCGCTCAGCATGGACTCCGGCTACTAGATACGGCATTGGAGACATTGTTAGATACAACGGCATTGTTTACAGATGCATTGTAGGACACACTTCATCTACTACATCCTTGGGTTTAGAAATAGGAAATAATGACAATGAAGACGACAGCGTCGGCGAATTATGGCAAATATACTACGAAGGTATAGAATACAAAGGAACATGGGCCGCTACCACTAGATACAGACGCAACGATCTTGTAAAATATGGTGGTAGTATTTTACGTTGTGTTACAGGACATGTTGCAGGATCTAATATTACCAATGAAAATTTTGTTACAGAATTTTCCGGATTTAATTTTTATCAAAACTGGAGCAGTGCAGTTTATTATGCTGTCGGCGACATAGTAAGATACGGAGGATATCTATATATCTCTGTTACCAATCACACTAATAGTGCAAGCATTTCAGAGGATACTGTAAATTGGACAGTGCTATCAAAAGCCACTGACTTCATGGGCACATGGAGTGCAGATGTAGATTATAAAGTTGGCGAAATGGTTCGTCGTGGAGGAAATCTATACACAGCAATCGCTGATACAGTAAATGATGGCAGCTCTTTAGATTACTTAGATTCCAGTAATTGGGAACTAGTTAATGTAGCTCAAACATTTAGAGGTAATTGGACTGCAGGTGCATCATATAGTCTTAACGAACTTGTGGTATTCAAAGGTAATACCTATAAGGCCACAGTTGAACACATTGCTGCCAATGCTAATTTTCCGGGAGATAACGGCGAGGGTATAAATTATTGGGATCTCGTGCTTCAGGCAGGTTCAGAAATAGGAATGTCGCAGCGTGGGGATTTATTAACCTTTGACCTTTCAAGATCAATCGTAGGCGACGGCAGCACATTTGGTCTCACTAGTGTTCCGGTTGGATTAGAAAATCAAGTTGTTATAGCAAATCAAGAAAGCAGTATTGACTACGCATACTGGGGAGACCTAGCTAGAGTAAGATACGTGGATCCTACAGGTGTCGATGATTACACCGATCCAGAAAGAGGCACCAGTCAATTCTTGCCTTGGAGAACTATTAGATTTGCCTGTGAACAAGTCAATGATGGCTACAATGGACATACCACCATCAAGGTTGCTGTAGGTGAATACACGGAATTAACTCCGATTATTGTGCCACCTAAAACAGTGATACTAGGTGCTGAACTTCGTAGCACAACAATAAAGCCATCGAGCCCAGTGCTATCGGCTACAGATCGCACACGACATATAGCTGTGTTAAATAGAATTTCCGGAATAATACAAGCGATTATAGCAGGAACTCCAATCAGTCCAGCGAAATCTGTGGGTAATTCTTTGAATCAAGTGATTTTGACAGAATCGGTTCAAGTGCCATTTGTTCCGCCTCAATTCAATGAGCTTGGAGACCCACTTTTTAACACAATTATTCAAACCCTCAATACTAGTAGTGCTGCTTCTTTGGCAATACAAAACAAAATCTCAGATATAATTTCCTACATCAATTTTTATGTAAACAGTTCTGGTTCAAATCCTGCAGTAGTAGGCACTAATACTGCACAGACTTCTACAGCATACACCAATACTGTGTTGGTGTTAGAAGCCAACAAGAATTTTATCATAGCAGAAGCTGTGGCCTACATGCAGGTCAATTATCCTACATATGTGTTTGATGCAGATTTACTGCGATCTAATATTTTAGGATACGTAGATGCTTGGAAATATGATATCATATATACAGGTAATTATAAATCTTTATTAAGAGCAAGATATTATAGAAATCAAATACTAGGTTGCACAGATACTGAAGACATGTTTTATGTGAGAAATGCCACAGGAATACGCAACTGCACGTTGAAAGGATTAGAATCAACGCTGAATCCGCCTGTGGCCTTTGATCTATACCAGATACCGCTAGGGGGTGCCTATGTGTCACTAGACCCAGGATGGGGCCCAAATGATAATAGTACCTGGATCACTACTCGATCTCCTTATATTCAAGGTGTTACCACCATAGGCACAGGCTGTGTTGGACAAAAAATTGACGGCGCATTGCACAATGGAGGTAACAGATCTATTGTTAGCAATGACTTCACACAGGTCTTAAGTGACGGAATCGGAGCTTGGGTGCGTAATAACGGTCGAGCAGAATTGGTTTCGGTGTTCACATATTATTGTCATATTGGATATTTTGCCGAAGACGGTGGGGTTATACGAGCCACAAACGGCAACTGTTCTTATGGAACTTATGGCGCTATCGCAGATGGCATCGATGCTTCAGAAACTCCAGCTACAGCAAGGAATTACACCAGAGCTCAGCAGGCCATTGTAGCTGCTGCGTTTGCTGGAGACTTTGTTGACGAAATACAAATCTTAGAATGGACAAATTTTGGACAAGATTATACCTCGGCTACTGCAACGTTTGCTGGTGCCGGTGTCAATGCCAGTGTGATTTTTGAAGAGTTTAGAGATGACGCGGTGTTTGAAGCACGGCGCCTTGATGCTAATGCAGGCACTACTCAAATAGCACAAGAGATCGGTGGCAGTGGTTATGTAGTAGTGCAGAATAATGCACAAAGCGGCGATGCTACAACAATTACCATAGCCACTAATGATGCTAACAGCATTGTTGAATATCTTGGCATGCGGATAATTCTTACCAGCGGCGCAGGCACAGGGCAGTATGGGTATATTACTGCATATGATAACGTCACTAAAGTGGTGAGTGTGGCTAGAGAATCCGATGATCAACCGGGCTGGGATCATGTGGTGCCTGGAAAACCAGTCACAGTTCCGTTGTTGACCAACACCACATATAGAATAGAACCCAGAGTAATATTTTCTGCTCCTGTATATTCAGCACAACAAATCATCACCCCTGCTAACACCACATGGTCAGAAATTGTATTCGGTGACACTACTGAAACTTACACAAACATAGCAGTCAACGAATCAGGAACAGGTACGACTATAGATATTGTAGCAGCGTTAGCTACATTTAACATAGTAAAACAAGGTAGAAATTACACACTGGCTGTCAACAACGGCGGTGCAGGATATGAAGCCGGACAGCTACTAACTATTGATGGTGATCTCCTAGGCGGTACTACTCCGCTAAATGATTTAATAATTTTAGTTACTGCTGTCAGTGACGACAGTACCAACTCGATACTAGCTGCACAACAAAAAACCTATGGCACAGGTGAAGACAATCTAGCAGCCAGTGGTAGATTTGTAGTGGTATCTACCGCTGGCAGTGCTGCTATGTATAGTTCAGATGGCACTAATTGGACCACATTCAATATGCCTTCGTCGGGAGATTGGAAATGCCTTGCCGCAGGCAGAGTCACATATCCCTCACTAGGCAATCATATATTTGTGGCCATCCGTCAAGGCAGTGCTGTGGCAGCAAGTTCTTTAGATGGTATTACATGGACCGCAAGAAGTATGCCAGTGTCTCTGCAATGGAATTCCTGTATCTACGGTGGCGGCTTATTTATCGCTGTGGCTACAAACTCTAACACAGCAGCCTACAGCCTCAATGGCACAACTTGGAGTTCGTTGGCGTTGCCCTCATTTGGAGATTCTACACTTAATCAATGGGTAGACATAGCCTATGGCAAGCAGAGATATGTGGTGTTGGCCAACAGTGGAAACACAGTAGCAGTAGGCACATACAATTCCACCTTAAACACATGGTCATGGACAGGCCATATCATGGATGTGGTCGCAGACTCCAGCGCCAAAGATTGGGTCAGCATTGCCTACGGCAACGGTAGATTTGTCGCAATTTCCAGCACAGGCGATGTTGCCTACAGCTTCGATGGCAATGATTGGTTGCCTGCTATTATGCCGTCACAAGACGGCAGCACAGCACACAACTGGAAGAAAATTAGATATGCACAAGGTGTGTTCTTTGCAGTAGGAGATACCGGAAGTAGAATTGTAGGAAATGACCCTTCTTTTGGAGAAACAAATTTTGCAGCAACTAGTTTTGATGGTATAGTATGGACCTCAAGAACACTGGCTAGCACAGCAGTGTGGCAATCAGTGGCATTCGGCACACCATACGTAGATCTTAGAGATTCTACCGTGGGAGACAATACCCCTACATGGATTGCCATTGATAATTCAAATAAATTTAACAAGATACAAACAGGTGCAAGAGCACTCGGCAGAGTAACAATTGCCAGCGGGGTTATAAGCGGTGTGAAATTATGGGATCCGGGATCCGGATATACCGAAGGGCCTACCTGCACATTTGTTGATCCCAACAACAATAGAGATGCAAAAATTGAATGCCGCACCGGCGACAGAGTATTAGCACAGCCAAGTTGGTTAAATCGAGGACTGGGATATAGAACACTATCTACTAGAGTAACCGTATCTGGTGACGGATTTGCAGATGTGATTCCCACAGGAAAATTTATTGTTATCAACGATTTAGATGCATATCCAGGACCTGGAGCAAATTTAGTAATTTCAGGACTCAGCGGATCATACACTCTTGTGACCATCGAAGAACTAGGTCTCACAGACAGAGGGCTGGCAGCAAGAATACGTATAACACCAGAAATTAAAGCTCGTGATAATTTACAACATCTCACAGAAATAACTATTAGAACACGATTCAGCCAGTGCAGAATTACAGGTCATGATTTCTTAGACATAGGCACAGGCAATTTTGAAGAAACTAATTATCCAGAATTATACAGTGGTTTTTATGACCCACAGCCTTTTAATGAAATAGTAGAAGAAGATCGAGGTAGAGTGTTTTATACCTCAACAGATCAAAGTGGTAACTTTAGAGCAGGCGAGTTGTTTGCAGTTGAACAATCCACAGGAACTGTGACAATTAGTTCTGATTTTTTTGATCTTTCTGGACTTACTGAACTACGACTTGGTGGTATTAGAATCGGAGGCACCGGTGCAGTAGTTAGAGAATTTTCTACTGATCCGTTGTTCATAGCAGATTCTAATAACGTTGTTCCAACCCAACGAGCTATAGCTGCTTATCTAGCTAACAGACTCAGCGTGGGTGGATCAGAAATTGCAGTAGGTAGTTTCATAGCAGGAACTGTGTTAGTAGGACCTGATAGAATCAATAACACTGCAGGACTACGTGTTATTGTGCCGGTATTAGCGGAATTTAACATGGCAAATTCAGGAATAAGTGGCAGCATGTTGGCCCAGACAATGTTTTACAGATCGTTCAAGTAATGAACAAACTAAATATAGAATACGGAGTAGAAAATGGCAGAATTTAAACTAGGTAGAATTAGATTTGTTTGGAAAAACACATGGACCCCATCTACCACTTATTATATTGATGATGTGGTAAGGTATGGTGCTCGCACCTATATCTGTGCAGTGGGACATACTTCTGCTTCAGATTTCAACACAGATTTAGAATACAGTCCAACTAAATGGAATCAGATGAGCGACGGTCAAAGCTGGTCTGGAGATTGGAATGTTAGTACTTTCTACAAACTCAATGACGTGGTCAAATACGGCGGGTTACTTTATATTTGTAATGACAGTCATACGTCGGCCGCTACTACTGCATCGGGACTAGAAGCAGACCAAGCCAAATGGACTGTATACGCAGAAGGATTTGATTGGAAACCTAGTTGGACAACTTCGACTCGTTATAAAGTAAATGATCTAGTCAAGTATGGTGGTTACACCTATGTGTGTAATCTCCATCACACTTCGGCAGCAACTGCGGCATTGGGTCTAGAAGCAGATCAGGCCAAATGGGATACATTTAATCCCGGCGTAGAATACAAAGGCACATGGTCAACTGCTGTTAGATACAAACTCAATGATGTAGTAAAATACGGTGCTGGACTATGGATCTGTGTAATACAGCATACTGCAGATGCTTTATTCCTAGTTGACAGTAATGCAGGTCGATGGAGTCAGTTTACTGAAGGCACTGAATTTGAAAACACCTGGAATAGTTTAACTCTATATCAACCTGGTGACATTGTTGTTTATGGTGGTAATCAATACATAGCAAAAACTGTGCATACTGCTGGAAGTGTCACAGAAACTCCTACAACACAAGCGTCAAGATGGGATCTGTATACAGAAGGATTTAAATTTCAATCTGCATGGTCAAACACTCTATCATACAAGATAGGTGAAGTGGTTAGTGTAGGCGGATATACTTATCTCGCAGCACAAGATTCTCCTTCAAATACCTACACTGTGACAGCAGTGACAGCATTTACCGATCAATTTACTATAGCCTCTACTACAGGAATTGTAGTGGGCATGGCCGTGAGATTTACCGGCACAACATTTGGTAACGTGTTTACCACAGCCAGATATTATGTTAAGACTGTATCAGCAGGTGGCATCACAGTTAGTACGACTCCAGGAGGCACAACCTTTAACATCACTGCAGACGCTTCAGGCACAATGACTGCTACAGTGTCAGCAGAACCACCAAATACCGCATACTGGTCAAGACTCAACGCTGGTATCAGCTGGCAAGGTCTATGGTCAGATGACAGAGAATATGTATTAGGAGATGCAGTAAGATTTGGTGCCAACGCCTTTATTTGTGTATTGGCACATAGATCAGAAGGCGACGACGGTTCTACTGTAGGTGCAGCAGGTGGGGGTCAAGCTAATAGCAGACCCGATCAAGACACCACAGGAACATATTGGAATATTTTAAACGTCGGTACAGAAACCAGTGTGTTATCAGTGCGTGGAGATCTAGTGTTTTATGGCGGTAATGGTCCTCAGAGATTACCAATTGGCCGTGAAGGCCAGGTGTTAACCTCCACAGGCATAGATCCAGCATGGGTTACCCTAGGTGAAATCGATCATACCTATTTCGTAGCGACCACAGGCGTTGACTTACCAGCACCTATACACGGTAGAACCTGGGACAAACCTTGGAAAACCATTCGATATGCCTGTGAACAGGTAGAACGTGGTCCTCGCAATCCCGATGCACGATATCTACTAGAAATGAATCGTGTGTTTATACAGCGTGAAGTTACAGAATTTATACAAAATCAGATCCTCGGTAATCTAGCACCATTTACCTCTGGATTCGTCTACGATGATTTTAAATGTGAACGAGATGTAGGCTTTACTCTAGATGCAATAATCTATGATCTTTGCCATGGCGGCAACATTAAATCACGCGGAGTTGCTAATTCATTGATTGGTGGCCTCAGCGAAGGCGAAACTGAAGCATATCCTGGATTGGCCATTGAATCAGACGAATCCGTGGCTGCCTACAACTACATGCTTACAGTTATTGGAAATGTATTAGCACAGACAGCTCCAACAATAAATTATCAAATAAACAACGGCGACAATTCTACAGCCACAGTGGCTCAATATTTCAACAGCGATCTCACAGCAGAAGCCAATGCCTTGGCCACAGTAACAGCAAGTGTTACACTTATCACAGATGCTATTACAGCTAGAGCAGCCGCTGTTACTGCACCTCAGATAGCAGCAGCTATAGCTAGTGTTCCAGCAAGACGCAGTCCTAACAATCTTATTAACGTAGCTACAGGCCAGTATCGTGAAACATTACCGATTATCGTTCCAGAACAGACTTGTATCCAAGGTGACGAACTGCGTTCAACTAATGCAGGTCCTGCAGGCAGTCTAACTAACAGATCCGATGCAGGCTACAGCATAGGAGCATTGACTAGACTGCAAACAGTGGTTGACCAAATTGTTCGAGGAGCCAACGTTACAGAAAGCTCAGGCAACACTGCAGTTCAAAGCGCATCATTCCCATTCGCCAGCACCGAAGAAGCAGCAGATGCAGCACAATTGGTCAGAGTCATGCAGCATCAAATTGATTTCAAGATCAGTTCCACATTCATGGTGAGTTCCGCAGATCCTACAGGATATAATAGTTCATTCTTATCAGGATTTGGTGATGCAAGAACGCTGCTGATTGAAAACAAAGAATTTATCAAAGACGAAATCACAGCGTTCTTAAATGAAAATTATAGCACATTAAAATTTAGTAGAACCAAATGCAAGCGTGATGTAGCATTTATTGTTGATGCTATGAGCTATGATTTGACCTATGGCGGAACCTGGGCCACACTAGTAGCTGGCACAGCATATTTTGACGGCGATAATAGCACACAACTGCAGATTGATAGCACAGAAATCGCCGCAACGGCAGCTGCCTACGGTAGACTAAAAACTATTGTGCAACAGATCATTGCCAATACCACAGTAACAAAATCCACAGGCAACACTGCTACTCAATGGACCGACAGCACTAATTTAACGGGTGGAGCAGCAGCTAACGCTACAGTGGGTGCATTGGTAGACATCATCACCAATATCATACAAGGTGATTCTACTGAGGCCACAACACCACAGATCACAGTTACTACTATATCTGGTACAGACACACTTACCAGCAACAGTCATGGATTAAGTGTAGGCGATGCGATAATTCCAAGAGAAACTGGCAACGGGTTAACCAACGGTGTCAAGTATTGGGTAGTAGGTACAGTTAATACAAATACTTTCCAACTTGCAGCCACATACGGTGGTACAGTGTTAGCTACATTCACTAACGGTGCTAGTATTAGTATACCTGTAGAAGTTATAGATTATCCAACAGCTACAAATGCTGTTACATCAACCACTGCGCTGATCGCAGCGGCTGTGACCTTAGATGCTGCACAAGAAACTATAGTTACCGCTGCTACTACATATATCACTACTAACTTCCCTGCATTGGTCTACAACAGCGCCAAGTGTGAGAGGGATGTAAGATTGATTCTTGAAGCTGTGATGTTTGACTTTATGCTTAACAGCAACTTTAAAACTAGAGAAGCAGCATATTCGTATTTGAGAGCCACAGCTGCCGATGTATTCACATTGAATCAAAAAGCTGCTACCCGAGATGCCTTTTCTTATGTAAAAACTTTAGCTAAAGCTAACGTGGGTGGTAATGCAACTGCACAGTCTCGTATTGAAACACTGATGACTATGCTAGATGATATTGTCTATGGCGCCACTAATGAAGGCAGTCGTTGTGCCACAGGCAACAGAATGATTGACTATGCTGTGCTGCAATTAGAGAGAAATAGAGATTATATAGTTGCAGAGATTGATGCTTACATTGATTCAACATATACAACTACAGTAACTAATGCCACAGCAGCCACAGATGTGTTTACCTGCACTAGCACTTCCTGGATGAAACGTAATACAGCAGTAAGATTTACAGGAACTGCATTTGGCGGAATTAGCACAGACACTACCTACTATATACAAAACGTTGTAAGTTCAACAACTTTTAAAATTGCTACAACTAGAGATTCAAACACAGCATTTAATATTGCATCAAATGCCACCGGATCTATGACAGTAGCATTGTATTACAATAGTGCATCGTGCCTGCGAGATGTTGGCACTTATATCGATGCGCTAAAATACGATTTAAAATATCCAGGCAACTACAAATCTAGATACGCAGCTAGATACTATGCAAATAGTGTAACAGGCAGTTTAGAAGAAGACATGTATTATCTCAGGGATGCCACAGGTCTAAGAGATCAAACACTCGAAGGACTTACTGGTGATCTGTTAGCCGAAAATGAATTCGGTACTTCTAGAGTAAGTGCAGGAGCATATGCTTCGTTGGATCCAGGATGGGGGCCAGAGGATTATCGTACATGGATTATAACACGTTCACCATATGTGCAGGGGTTGACCACATTGGGCACAGCGGCTGTAGGTCAAAAGATTGATGGCTCACTGCACAACGGTGGTAATGATTCTATAGTTAGCAACGACTTCACCCAGGTAATATCAGATGGTATCGGTGCTTGGATTACTAACAACGGTCGTGCTGAACTTGTTTCAGTGTTTACTTACTATGCTCACATTGGATATTTGGCTGAAAATGGCGGACGTATCCGCGGAACAAACGGCAACAATTCATACGGAGATTTTGGTTCTGTAGCAGAAGGGGTTGACAACTCTGAAACTGCCGGCACAGCCATAGTTGATAATAGACTGCAATTTGACGCAGAGATCGACCGTGTTATCACTGACGGATCAGCATTGGTGCAATTAGAATTCACAAATGCAGGTATTGACTATACAGAAGTCACTTACACACTCACCGGCGGCGGCTCCGGAGCTATAGTCGAAGCAGATGAATTCCGTGATGACGCTGTGTTTGAAGTTCGAATGTTAGACCTAATTGACGACAGCACTAATGCTCCTGAGGCTGAGGGAAATCTTGGCGGATTTGGTTATATCACAAACTCCAACACTGCCCAAGGTGGAACATTGACTTCTGTAACCATAGCTGCCACAGACGGTGAAGCTAGTTCTACTTACATAGGCATGAAGATAGTGCTCACTGGTGGCGCAGGTGTTGGTCAGTTTGGTATTATTACCACATATAATTCAGGTACAAAAGTAGCTGGGTTGATTAAAGAATCTGATGGCACAGCAGGATTTGACCATCTGATAGCAGGCACCGCAATTATATCGCCAGACGCTTCTTCAACATATATCATTGAACCTAGAGTGACATTTGCTGCACCTGGATATGCCAGCACAGTTGCCACGCTGCCAACCAGCGGAGCCTGGACAGCAGTGAAATATGGTGAAACTGCTGCGGTGTATACTACAGTCACAGGCACATATGCAGGCACAGGAGTAGGAGCCACATTCACAGTGATACGCAATGGATGGAAATATACACCATCAACACAGAGCGCAGGCACAGGATATACCAGACTAGAAACCATAACAATTTTAGGTAATAGTCTAGGCGGCACAACTCCTGCCAACGATTTAATAATTACTATTACCGCAGTAAATTCTACCACAGGTGCTATATTAGACTTTGATCATTCAGGTTACGGCATAGGTGGCAGATATGTGGCTCTAAGAAGTGGATCTCAAATAGGTGCAACTTCGGAAGATGGCGTGTTGTGGGACACAAGAACCAGCTTGATGCCAAGCGGAGCGAACTGGTCAGCTATGACCGCTGGGTTGATTGATGACGGATCCACCGTGGGCAAGGTCAGCAAATTCGTAGCAGTAGCAGGCACAAGTGCAAATACTACCGGAGCATACAGTAGTGACGGTATTACCTGGTCAGCAACCAGCATGCAGACTTCTGCTACATGGGTTGATGTTGCATTTGGTAAGCAAATATTTGTGGCAGTCAGCAGTGATGTAACCACCGTGAGAATCAGCAGCGACGGTGAAGTTTGGGACCAAACCGGGACATTGACCACAACTGGATTCACAGCCGTAGCCTACGGTAAAAATAGATTTGTTGCAATTAAGAGCGGCACTAATGTTACCAATCATGCCACATCAACCACAGTTACAGGAACATGGACTGCAGGCACATTGCCGAGTTCGTCAAACTGGAACAGTATCGCCTATGGTAACAACAGATTTGTTGCTATTTCGAGCACCAGCGGCACTGTTGCTGCCTATAGTTTAGACGGTATAACTTGGTCATCTAGCACATTACCAGCTACAGCATCGTGGACCAAAGTTACATACGGTCAGGGAGTGTTCCTTGCCGTGAGCACAACTACAGCAGCAGCAACATCGCCAGACGGAGTAACATGGACCACTAGAACTACTTCTACGGCAGCTAGCGGTTTCTCAGCAATCACTTTTGGTAATAGAAATCGCTACGGCCTGTTTGTAGGTGTAGGTGGCAGCACAGGCACAGTGGCCACTTATATTAGAACAGGTGCTACAGCTAGAGGTCGTGCCAAGGTGGCAGCAGAAAAGCTGTTCCAAGTCAATATCACAGAGCCGGGATCGGGGTATGCCACAGCACCAACAATCACATTTACCGATCCTAATAATACATTTGAATCTCCAGTGACAGTAAGGACCGGCAGCGGTGTGCTAGCTAATCCTAGTTTTGTTAACAGGGGAGCAGGCTATGTTACCGGCAGCGGAGAAGTAGATATTGGTGACGGGTATTCCAATCTATTCCAGCCTGGATCGTTCGTGGCTATGAGAAGAATCAGTATTCAGCCAGTGCCCGGAGCCAATGTGGTGTTCAGTCACTTACCTGACAGAACTTTCAAGTTAGTGAACGTGATCACATTCTTGGGAGAAAACGAGGGTGCATATACAGCATTCTTCCAAATTAGCCCACAATTGACAAGATCAGAAGCTCCGGCAGACGGAACTAGTGTTGAAACTAGAATTAGATACAGTCAGGTTAGATTAACTGGACACGATTTCTTAGACATAGGCACAGGAAACTTTGTTGACACTAATTACCCCGGTGTGTCTACTCAACCTAATATACCTGCTAACGAAGCTGTGGACAATGGCGGAGGTAGAGTATTCTTTACTTCAACCGATCAAGACGGCAATTTCCGTGTAGGCGATTTGTTTGCTATTGAACAAAGCACTGGTATTGCTACCCTGAATGCAGATGCATTTAATATTTCAGGTCTACAAGAACTTAATTTGGGGAATGTGACACTGGGTGGAGGATCAGCTACAATCACTGAATTCTCTACAGATCCGTTCTTTACTGCAGATTCTGACAACATAGTGCCTACACAGCGAGCCATTAAGGCCTATATTGCGGGTCAAATTGGCGGAGGCGGTGCAAGTCTAAATGTGAACTCTATCACAGCAGGCAGCGTGTTTATCAGCTCTAACATTATAACTACCACCACAGCAGGGCCAATTAAAATAAATGCTAACTTTGAATTCCGAGGGGGTGTTATAGGTGTACCTTTGGCATTCAACTACTTTTTGAACTAAATACAACGGAGAAATAAATTATGGCAACAGGAAGATTAGGAACCGCAGATCTAGCAGCAGTGACAAATACCACACTGTATACAGTACCTGCCACAACATTCACAGTGGCAACTGTCAGCGTGGTAAATCGTGGTGCATCAGCCGCTACGATAAGAATAGCAATAGCTAGTTCTGCAACACCCACTGACGCAGAATGGTTGGAATATGATGTGAGTTTATCCCCTAAAGGTGTGTTAGAACGCACAGGTATTGTCATGGATGCAGGAAAATTGCTAGTAGTACGTTCCAGTGCTACTAGTGTTAATGCAGTAGTCTACGGCATTGAAACTGCAACCGCGTAACTAGGAGAATATCATGGGTAGAAAACATACAGCAGGAACAGCAGGCGGCTCAGGAGTTGGTGGTTTTAATATAGATAACACCACGCTGAGAGCTGCAGACGATCTAGATATTACCATAGATCCTAGTGGAACTGGTATATTTAAAGTAGCTGGCGATGCACAGATACAGGCTCAGGGCGATCTAAGATTTGCAGACTCGGATAGTTCAAACTGGGTAGCGTTTCAAGCTCCAACTACAGTCTCATCAAATATAACCTGGACACTGCCCGGCACAGACGGCTCAAACACACAATTGTTATCAACTAATGGATCAGGTGTTTTAAGTTGGGCTACCGCTGGATTAAGTCTAGCAGACAACACTGTTGATGCTGCTACTCATTTTGTGACATTGACCACAGCTACCACAGATACTACTATCACCGATGTAAGACGTAGTTCATCAAAACTGACTTTTCAACCTAGCTCAGGAACGTTGACCTCTACTGCAATATCAACAGTTACCCTTACCGAAACTTCTAGCATTGCTTACAAAGAAAACATAAATCCCATTGAGGACGCACTGGCAAAGATTCTACAGCTGACTGGAGTAGTCTATGACAGAAAAGATGGCAGTAGAATGTCAGAGCCAGGTTTGTTGGCTGAAGAAGTCGAAAAAATTATACCCAATGTTATAACCTACAAAGATGGCAAAGCAGATGGCATTACATATACCAAACTTACTGCTTATCTTGTTGAAGCTGTAAAAATGTTAAATGCACAGATAATGGAATTGAAAGGAGATAAGCGATAAATGGCAACCTTAAAGAATACAACAGTCAATGACACTGGATTTATACGACTGCCAAATGGCACCACAGCGGAACGACCAGGAACTCCGGCAGCTGGAATGATTAGACATAACACCACAACTAATAGAACAGAAGTCTATGAAAATGGTGAATGGTTTCGTATCGACGTGTTGCCAAATACTTTTGCACCGGGACAGCAAGCATATACTTCACCGGGAACATATTCATGGACAGCACCTCCTGATGTAACGGCTGTAGCTGTGGTGGCGGTGGGTGGCGGTGGTGGTGGCGCAAACAATTGGGCACAGCACGGAGGCGCAGGTGGCGGCCTTGGTTGGAAAAATAATATTCCAGTGAATCCCGGTACAGCGTATACTGTTGTAGTGGGTGGTGGCGGTGGTGACGGCAGCAACGGCGGAACCAGTTATTTCCAAGCCACTAGCACTGTGGCGGGATATGGTGGTGGTTCGTTATATGGAGGTCAGACCGGCGGCCCTAGCGGTAATGGGCGTGGTGGCGGATATATCGGCGACGGTGGCGGAGCTGGTGGTGACGCACAAAGCTGGGCTGGAGGTGGAGGTGCCGGTGGTTATACTGCCCGAGGCGGCAATATTGGCGAAAGCGGAACCTCACCAAACGGTGGCGGCGGTTCAGGTGGCTCGCCATATTCGTCAACATACGGAACAGGTGGCGGTGGTGGCGTTGGCCTACAAGGACAAGGTTCTAGCGGCAACGGACACTATACACCATGGAACGGCACCGGATCTCCAGGGGGCGGTGGCAACGGTGGCAGCGGCGGCACTAGAGGTTATTACGGTGAAAATCCGTGGAGCGGTAGCGGAGAAAGTTCCAATAATATCCTCGGCGGAACACACGGCGGCGGTGGCGGTGGACCGGGAACGTCGTGGCCATCAAGCTCTGGTGACGGCGGCACTGGCGGAGTTCGTGTTATTTGGGGCACAAGACAATCTGCAACAGTCGGATCCCCTCCAATTACCCGTTCGTTTCCGTCCACAAACACTGGAGATCTATAATGCAACTCTATATCAAGTTGTTGGATAACAAACCCATTGATCATCCTATCACGAGAGAAAATATGCTTACTGCATACCCATCTGTGGATCTTGACAATCTTCCAAACTCTTGGGCTGAATTTGTTAGGGTTCCTCCTCCAAAAATTGGCCCTTATGAAGTCAAAGAAGTTTTTTACGAATGGGTAGGAGATGTGATCAAAGATGTATGGTATGTTTATCCCATGAGTCCTGAAGAAAAAACTGCCACACAAAACCGAAGAAAGCAAGCCTGGATAGATAGTGGCGGTCCTTCTGATTGGATATTTGATGAAGAAAAATGCTGTTACAACCCTCCTGTGCCTATGCCTCAAGATGGAAAACTTTATATATGGGTGCAATTGGCCTCACAGTGGGTTGAAATTCCTCCTCCGGCGGTTCCTGTTCACAACAGGCCCGCATATCCAACTGATGGTAATCTTTATGATTATAACGAAAATACCAATAGCTGGACATTAAGACCGTAAACTCATTTCTGATATAAGTAATAAATCTCGTTGATAAGTAAAGATATCAACGAGATTGCTATGAGCTATAATTACAGAAGAATATCAAACAACCCAACTGAACGTTCACTAATTACATATCCTTATTGTTTTTGGGAAAATGCATTTTCTGATGAAGAAATTGAAAAAATCTGTAGCGAGATGGATACATCCACATTAGATGCCGCTAGTATCGCAGCTGAAGATGAAAATGATAAGACTATTGTAAAACCCCAGGTTGTAGATTCGGTTAGAACATCTAAAGTATCGTTTCATCATTTTAACGACAAAAACCAATGGATCTTTGAAAGATTAAATCATATCATAGAGCAGATAAATGAACGTTGGTATAACTTTGATATAAATGGCTACGATCAGTTCCAATACTCAGAATATCATGGAACAGAACAAGGGCATTACACATGGCACACTGATTTAATATTTGGTACTTCTCTTTCTAACGGATATTTCGAAACAAGAAAATTGTCATTGACTTTGTTATTGAATGAACCAGAAAAAGATTTTCAAGGTGGTGATTTTCAATTTGGACATGAAGCGAAAAGTGAATCAGTTGCAATGAAAAAAGGAACTGTGATTGTATTTCCTTCTATGAGCCTTCATAGAGTAACTCCTGTAACAGCTGGCATAAGAAAATCTATAGTTGTGTGGGTGCTAGGTCCGAAATTTAAATAATCATGACTTATAGAATCTTCGATGATTTTCTTCCACATGATAAATTCATAGAAATACAAAAAAACATGCTTGGTCCAGATATCACATGGGCATTTAATTCTCTAATTGTAAGACCGGAACATGTAGAATTAGATAATTTAAATAACTATCAATTTACACATACATTTTACAAACAGAACTGTCCGTGTAGTAATTGGATTAATTTGTTGGATCCAATCATAGATATATTGAATCCGTCAGCTATTGTTAGAATCAAAGCCAATCTCTTGCCTCGAACAGATGAACAAGTGATTCACGATTATCATTTTGATCATGATTTTTTTGACGGAAAAATTGCTATTTTTTACATAAACACCAACAACGGTTATACCATTTTTAAAGATGGAACTAAAATTGATTCTGTAGAAAACAGGCTAGTAATATTTGATAGCATACTTCATGCTGGAACTACTTGTACAGACCAAAAAGTTAGATGTCTTATAAATTTTATGTTTTATCAATGGACCAATGCAACGATATGAGATCTGTGAACAGTGTATTAGTTGTTGGAGGCGGGACTGCCGGCTTGATTTCTGCAATAATTTTGAAGAAAAAACTAGATATTCAAATTGATGTAGTGCATTCAAAAAATATCGGAATTATAGGAGTAGGTGAGGGGTCAACTGAACACTGGAAAGAGTTCATGAAATATGTGGGCATTGACCAATATGCGTTGATTAAAGAAACTGATGCCACATATAAATCCGGTGTAATGTTTGAAAATTGGGGCTTAAAAGATTATCTACACGGTATCGGAAGTCCACTAGATAGCAAAACTGGTCAATATCATTATGTATATGCACATCAAATAGCCAAGGCCGATCCCCAGCTTACTCCAAAAATATTTTGGAAAAATAGAATAGATAAACGATTTCTAAATAATCCAACAGCGTATCCTTTTAATCAATTTCATTTCAACACACACAAGTTAAATGATTTTTTAATTAAGATTGCAATGCAATTAGGAATTAATATAATTGAGGACGAAATTAAAGAAGTAAATCTAGACAGTCAAGGTTATATCGATAATCTCACCGGCGAATATTTTGATTACAAATACGATTTCTATATTGACAGCACAGGATTTAAAAGAATGTTGATTACAAAATTGGGTGGAAAATGGAAATCGTATGGTCAATATTTGAAAATGAAATCTGCAATAACATTTCAGACAGAGGATGAGGAAGAATACAATTTGTGGACTTTGGCCCGAGCTATGGATTACGGATGGATGTTTAAAATCCCAGTGTGGGGAAGACACGGAAATGGTTATATTTTTGACAGTGATTACATTGATGCTACTCAAGCTCAACAAGAAGTAGAAAACTATCTCGGTAAAAAAATAGTTGTCAACAAGCAATTCAATTTCGATCCCGGGTGTCTTGAAGAAGTGTGGATTAAAAACTGCTGTGCGATTGGTGTAAGTGCAAATTTTGTCGAACCGTTAGAGGCTAGTAGCATCGGCACGTCAATACAGCAATCATTTTTATTGATGCATCGTTTAAGCAAATTTGACAATAACACAATTACCAGTTATAATAAGTCAGTCAATGATATTATGGAAAATATTAGAGACTTTGTTGCATTACATTATATGACAGACAAAGACGATACAATGTTTTGGAAAGATCTCAAATCAATAGAGATTCCCAATACTTTAAAACATAAATTAAAGACATGGAAAAACAAATTACCTATTAAAGAAGATTTTAACGAGCAATCAGATTATGTGTTATTTACAGACCCTAATTTTATACTAGTAATGGAGGGATTAAATTTGTTTAATCGTGAGTCCATCAAAGATGAGTATGCCAGATTGAACCCGTTAATAAGATCTGAGGCAGAACAAATTGCTCTGAATCATTTTAATATTGATAAAAATTTAATTACTTTTTCTCATAAAGAATTTTTAAAACTTGTTAGGGATAATTTTTAAATTATGGCAATAACTGTATACTGGGCTTGTTTAGAAAATGAGTGGATGCTAGCACATCCTCCGGAAAGTGTTGCATCTAGATTTTATCAAAAATATAAAGTTAATCATGCAGAACCACAATCGTTGCTAAATTATTGCCCGGCATTTAATGGAAATTTAAAAAATTTATTTGCTTTAAAATCCATATATGACTATAATTTTAGAATTGAAGACGGTAATTTAAAGACCGAAAGCTATAATCAACAATTTTTTAATGAGCATATAACTATTAGATCTTTAGAAAAAAAGTTTTTTTCTTTTAATAATAGATATATATTTTTTACTGAAGAGCCATCATTAGATGTTACATTTTACGAATATCCATTCTTAGAAGATAACAATATAACCGAACGGTGTCTTATTCCTGCCGGCAAATTTAATATAGGAAAATGGTTTCGAAATAGTGAGTTTTCATTTTTTCTCAAAGCTAGATACAACGAATTTAAAATAGAAAAAGAAGAAATTTATTCTTATATGAGAATTCACACCGACGAACAAATTAATTTTGTTCAATTTAGATCTAATGAAAAACTATCAGATTACAATAAAGACGGGTTTCGGTTGACCAACTCACCGCTTAGATCATTAGAAAATTATTACAAGGCTTTTAGAAATAAAAAACTCATTCTTAAAGAAATAAAAGAAAACTTACTATGAATTTTGATGTTACTCCTTTGTTTGCAGTTCCATTATATTACTCTAAAAACGAAATCGACTCATTAAATGGCAATTTGTCGTGTATTGATACTTTAGAATTTATAAAAACAAAAACAAAAACAAATTCTGTATCAAAAAATACAAAAGTTTTAGACAAGCCTGAGTTTCAACAATATAAAGATATTTGCGAAATGCATTTAAAACAGTTTGTAGATAATGTTTTTCAATCAACGCAGACATTTTATATAACAAACAGTTGGATAGCAAAATCAGATCCAGGAGAAGAACATAGCATACATCATCATCCTAATAGTATTATTTCGGGTGTACTATATTTGCAAAGTTTGGAAAATTGTGGCAAGATAAATTTTTATCAGAAATCTTCATTAAAAAATGAATTTTCTTTTAATTATGATCTAAAAAATTACAATCAATTTAACTCCGACATGTGGTCTTATTCTCCGTTAACTGGCGATATGATAATTTTTCCCTCGTGGTTAAGACACTCGGTCGATAAAAATCAAAGCAACAGTTCGAGAATTATTTTAGGCTTCAATGCGTTTGTTAAAGGAATGTTTGGTAGCAATGAATACGCTGCAGATTTAACTATATAATATGACTAATTTTCCAACAAATATTAAAGACTATGTAAGAGTATACCATGATGTATTTTCAAAAGAGTTTTGTAAATCTGCAATAGACTCGTTAAAAACTTCTTCTTGGGATACTCATCAATTTTATAATACTTCAGGAGACTATATACATGTCGGTGATGATTTTTTACAAACAAGAACCAACACTGAAGAAAAAGAACACATAGATAAAATGTTATGGAATATAATTCATCAGTATGTGCTGATTGACTTTGCATCGTTTTATAAAAAATTTCAATGGTTCGGAAATTGGCACGATTACACTACAATAAAATTTCACAAATACGACAAAAATACTAATATGAAATTACATTGCGACCACATCCGTGATATCTTTGATGGAGAACGCAAAGGTATTCCGATACTATCGATCGTAGGGCTACTCAACGAAGATTTTGAGGGTGGCGATTTTTTATTGTGGGAAAAAGAAAAGATTGAACTTAAAGCAGGATCAGTATTGGTATTTCCTAGTAATTTTATGTATCCGCATGAAGTAACTCAAATTACTTCGGGATCTCGATACAGTTTTGTTTCATGGGTATGGTAAATGATATTTAAAAAAGATAAAATAAAATTTTACTGTGAGCTTCCGGAAATCAAGGAGACGTATCCCATTATTCCAGCTAGCTCTTACAAGTTTAATTGGGTTAGAGAATCAGCAATAGCATTTAAAGAAATGGCATCGAAAAAAGGTGCGTATGAACAAATAACCGGAATTGTTAAGTGTCCAGGAGTGTTTCCAATTATGAAACACGGATATATCGTGCAGTCGTGGTTTGATCTAACTATTAGGCCGCTAGGAGATGGGAGATTCGAATGTCATATTCCTCAAGGAATTTTTTCCTATCTCAAAGATCGAAATTTCGATAAACGACTGATTTCTTGGTTTTCGGGGGAAGAGCCAGCACATGCTGTTCCGCTGTCTAGTGAACAAGCGCAATCATTGATTAAAATCACACTTCCGTGGTCTGTGTCTATACCCAAAGGTTGGCAATTAATGTTCATTCCTATTCCTTACCCTGATATAACAGAGTTTACAGCAGTTCACGGATTGTTAGAATCGGGGGAGTTTTATAATATAAATGCTATAATTAAAATCAATCAATGCAATAAAGAATTTACTATTCCTGCCGGAACTCCATTGTTTCAAATTATTCCTGCAAAATTAAATTTAAAAGAAATAGAAATACTAGACTACAATGAATCTATAAAAGAATTAGAAATTAGAAATAAATTTTTATCAAACAATACTTTTCTTATTAAAAAATAATTTAATTCTTTATATAAAGCAATTTATTAATTTCGGGCAAATACAAGTATTCAATCTTAGATCGACGTAGAGAATTGATAGCGTCGTGAATGGTTTCGACAATAGGATCGCCTGCAAGATTAAATGAAGTATTAAGTAACACTGGGACTCCGGTGACTTTGTTAAACGCAGACAGTATGTTGTATAAATTTTGATTTTGATCAACAGTAACAGTTTGCACTCTGCAGGTTCCGTCAACGTGAACCACTGAAGGAATAAGAGCTGATTTATCTTGTATTACATCGACTGCATACATCATAAACGGAGACTGAGATAGTTTTCCTAAATTAAACCATTCATCGACATGTTCTAACATCACTGCTGCGGCAAACGGACGAAACGCCTCTCTACCTTTTACAGCATTAACTATGTCTTTACCGTTTTCTATCCTAGGATCAAACAGCAAACTACGATTTCCCAATGCGCGAGGACCCGCTTCGCCTTTGCCTTGAAATAGAGCAATAATATGGCCGCATCTTATCAGATCAGCAACAACTGCTGCATCAATGCCAGCTATTTCAACTTCGTTTTCTTGAAGTGAAAACTCGTATTTTGGGGTATTCCCGCAAATATATATTGGCAACGATTTTTTAACCTTCGCTGACTTTCTCTCTTCATAGTAATAATGCTGGCAGGCACCTATACAATTGCCTTCGTCACCGCATAGGGGTTCTATGTATATGTCGATGTCATCAGGCAATTCACGTCGATAAAAATTATTAGCAACAACATTTAATGCCGTGCCTCCAGTAAGTATGAGATTTTTTTTCTTGGTTTGATCAAGCATGCTGTTTATTAAATGTAATCCGGTTTTTTCAAACGCTTTTTGAACCATGAACATAAAATCAATACAAGCATCTCGATCAGCCAATGCAAGATAATCAGAACGATTAAAACCTTGATGTTTTTTGTGTCGACTAAAATTAAATACTTTCATATTAAATATCAAATTTTCATCTAGGATTTGAGGCAACGCATCATTGTGTTTTCCGTAAGATTGCATGCCCAACATTTTTCCACCCTCGTCGTCAAAACCAAAACTTCTCGAAGTTCCCTCATACATAAATCCCACATCAAAATCATTTCTTATTTCTAATTTAGATTGTCTGTTAAGATATGTCGGCCTATCAATTTTTTGTTGTGTAAAATTATTATCCCAGATTATTTTAGTGTCGTCGCTTACAGTAGAGTTTGTGAAAAATCTTCGATATATTAAATCAAATTTATTATCACTACTAACAGAAAACACAGATGTGGTTTCAAATGCTAACCCGCCATTATTCAAATTATAGTAAGACCCTCTTCCATCTTGAACTACCACGAGAGCAGTATCAAACCCAGAACTATAAAATGCTTTAGCAGCATGAAACAAGTGATGACTTTTGTGATAGGGAGCATATACAAACTGGGAACTGAGCTTTAACCCAAGTTTTTGAATACTAGATATTATAGAAAAAATTTCAGATTCAAAATGATCATACCCAGAAATTACAAGAACATCTATTTCAGAAACAATTTTTGAAATTTCTTGAATAGTTTTAATAGGAAGACCGCTGTCTTTTTTTATTCTAGAAAGTCTTTCTTCTTGATTGTAATAAATTAATTCATCATCATAAAACAAACAAGCTGCCGCATTATGATCTTTTTGTATTCCTAATATTTTTTTCATTATAATTTTTTAAGTTATTAATTTTTTAAAATAAAATTTCCAGAAACACTTATTCTGTAGTCGTCCGAGGTATAAAACGGATAAACACAATGTCTTAGTTTTGACGGAAACAAAATTAAAACATTTTCGACAGATTTGTCTACATGAATCGAATGAGTAAAAATTTCTCCTAATGTATTTGTATACAGAAACTCAAATGCGCCAGCTAAATTATGTCTTGAATCCTTACCAGGAGCATTATTTTTTTCAGTAGCCATATCATAGGGAATATGCGTCCAAATTACAAAAGAAAATATACCATCGTGATCATGACAGGGATTGAATTCATACTTAGATTGAAAATTTACCCACGCATTTTGTAAACACATTTGCGTATGCGCTGGAAAGTTTTTTGCAATCCTATCTAAATAGTCGTAATTCTTAATGTGATGATCTATTAAAGGTAGAACTAATTTCTCTAAGTGATCTTTAGATTTTACCATGAGAAATTCTTTTTCGATATTACCTATGAGATAAGAATTTGCAGGGCGTGCTGAATGAAAATTCTTTTTTATATCATCGATTTCGTTTATGATAGGAATCATATCATCTTCTGATAATTTGCATGAAGAAAATCCATAATTTACCAAATCATGTTTCATTATATTGTTCATATTTTGTTGTCTTTTGTTGTAGATTACTATATACTATGTATGTTTTTTATTTAAAGAGATCCGAATTTATGATGATGTATAACAAGGTTAATCTAACACTCGATGAAGAAAAATTTATTTCTGGTTTTGTGTTGTCGGACTCATTCAAGTGGTATAAACAAGGATTTCAAACTGATTTTATCCCACCTCCGGAAATCGCAGATAAAGTAGCAAACACGTTTTTCTTCAGTCATGCACTTTCTTTAAGAAATAATTTAGATCTTGATAAATCTGGAAAAATCAACAGTGAATATTATGATTTTTTTTACGAAATATTTTTAAGATGGCTTACAGAAAACAACTACACTAAACCAAAAACAGTCTACAGAGCCGGTATTAATCTAACAGGATATCATAACAAAGAGTTTTCAGTCCCACACTACGACCACGAATGGCCGCATTGGAATTGGATAATGTATCTAAATGACGTCGAAGCAAGCACGTTGTTGTTTGATGAAAAATATAATATCATACACGAATTTGACGCAAAAAAATATCATGCCTGTGCTTTTGAAAACACACTGCATGCACATCGATTTTGTAAAATAAATGAAACTAGATGTGTTGTAGTTTTTACATTTGATCAATAAACAAATTAACAATCTATAAAGACGACAAAAAAGTTTTTTGATCAGGTGCTCTGCTTATATAATCGTCGATGATTAGTTTATAAATTTCCGGATTTGGTTCAACTCTGTCATAACAGGTTATATCTCCTGTATCTTCAAACAATCCTAAACCGTTGCAAATCCAAAGATAGCTCATCAAGGGAAATTTTGCAGGACACATTGCATCGTTTACTTGATAATATCTAAGATTATTTTCGCGAATGTATGGCCATAGTTTTTTTAGTCTCGGCGGCATCGGATGTTTTTCTCGAAATTCTTTCCAAAACTCACTGTCATTTCTTTTAGTCATGTAATGTAGATAAACAAAATTCATTTTTTCATCTACTTCATTACCAATTATTTCGTTGAATAACTGTATGCTATTTTCGTTTTGCTCATCGATTTCATTTAGAAAATGTTTTAAATTGTTTAAAAGTGCAAGTTCTAACCATATGGAAGTTGATTCAAGTGGTTCAATAAAATTAGAAGATAATCCTACAGCAATACAATTTTTTACCCATGCGTTACGTAACCTACCAGCATCTATGTCTATGACTTTTCTAACATTTAATTTCTGTTTAAAAAATTCTTCAGCTTCTAGTTGTGCTTGATGTTCGTCGATGTAATTAGAATCATAAACATAGCCGCAGCCAAATCTTTCTTGAAGAGGAATTTTCCAAATCCACCCATGTTTCATTGCAATTGCTGCGGTATATGGCGGAATCTTATCATCGTCATGATCTATCCAAAAACTAATAGCCTTGTTCATTGGTAGATGTTCTCTATACGAAATCCATTCTTCTTGATATAGCTCTTTGACTAGTAGTTTTGCAAATCCAGAGCAGTCGAACACAAAGTCGCACTCGATGCTTCGATCTTCCAGATTTATTTGTTTGATATTTCCGTTTTCGTTTAAATCTGCAGATTTAAAATTGCCTTCAATTATGGTTATGTTTTTTGTTAATGCAAATTCTTTTAGATATTCTGCAAATTTATAAGTATCAAAATGAACAGCAAAAGCAGTGTTACCTAGATCAATTTTATTTTCATAGGCCAATTTGGCTTGATACAGATAATCGTTAATTGGCAATTCTTTGCTGATCAGTAATTTATTATAAAAATCCCATCCAGAGTGTTGAAACACAGGCGGCACAGAAAAATCAACTATTTTTTCTATATACGGATGCAAAAATTTGTTACCATCACCGTTCCAGTTTTCAAAACTGATGCCGTGCTTAATAGTGCCGCCGACTGTTTTTAAAAAATGTCTTAGATCTACACCAATACCTTGTAAAAACTCTACCATTTGTGGGGTTGTTGCTTCACCAACTCCTATAGTTCCGTGTTTTTCGCTATAGACTACAGAGATATCATCCTCAGGAAAAAGCATTCTTATCCAATGAGAGGTAATCCATCCTGCAGTGCCGCCACCTAAAATAACAAATTTTCTTTTTTTCATATTAACCTTTTTCAATTTCAATATTAAATGCTATAGAAATTCTTTCTCGCTCACTAACGTTTGGTTCAACGTAGTGTTCCAGCCAAGAAGGAAAAATAATTAGTTTTCCTATCTCTGGACTCACTGACCAATGCGCTGCATTATATTCTGTAAACTCGTCAATCGCACCATCCTTGATTGAATATTGATGTCCCATCGAAGGATGCTTGAATACAAGATTTCCGCTGTTGGTATCGCAGTCAACATAGTATGTTCCCGACAGTGTTGATCCTGGATGAACATGTGGCCTGTTAAAACTGGATTTTTGATTTATATTAATCCATAAATTATTTAGGTAAATTTTAACATCGTCTTTGAATCCAAGCCGAGATTTTAATACCAATAATCGTTGTATAATAGAATCTACTAGTAGTTGAATTTGTTCGTTGGGTATACTGAGAGTATCACTTTGCCATCCTAAAAAATTACTTTTTATCACTCCAGTGTCCTTTTCTCTCAACATCATAGCATATTTTTTTAATTCTTCGTTGTCAATCGACGTTACTGTATCAGTGATTAATACACTAGAAAATATACTTTGTATCATCATAATAATTGCTCACATGTAGTTTTTTAGATAACTATTTAGATATATTTAACACAAGGGATTAATTATGAATATTATTGTGGTTGGTGGCGGAACAGCCGGCTGGATAGCTGCACTCATGATAGGAAAAAATCATCCAAGCCACACAGTCACTGTGATTGCATCTTCGCAAATTGGAGTGCTGGGTGCAGGTGAAGGCGTGACTGGAGAATTAATGGATCTTGTGGTAGGACGATATGGTGATCTTGGCATAGTTCCCGAAGAATTTTTTCGAGAAACAGCAGCCATGCCCAAATATGGAATACTGCACAAAGACTGGACTGCTAAAAAAGGACATGAATATTTTGGTCCGATCGATGGCACAATGACTGGATTGCATTTACCAGATGCCATCACTGCGTTTTTGTGTGCCAACCATCCTGACAAGATGCATCTAGGTTCTTTCTATGGGAATCTGTATGAAAAAAACATTTCTCCTATAAACAGAATTACACAGCAGGTAGAAATCAGCACTTATGGGTTTCATATGGATGCTAGACTCACTGCCAAGTATCTAGAAAAGACCGCTCTCAAATCAGCAAATATTTCACTGATTGATAAAAAAATATTAGATGTAAATTTACACGAAAACGGACATGTGGCTTCTTTGTTGCTAGAAGACCATCAAACAATATCTGGAGATTTTTTTATTGATGCTTCGGGATTCAGCAGAGTTATAATGAATAAACTTGGCACAAAATGGATCAGTTACAAAAAACATCTGCCAGTGAATGCAGCCATACCATTTTTTGAAAACTATGAACCAAATGAAACTCCAAAACCATACAGTGTGGCATGGGCACAATCTTCTGGTTGGTATTGGGAAGCAGGAGTCCAAACTAGAAAAGGATGCGGGTATGTATATTGCGATGATTTTATCACTGCAGACCAGGCCCACGAAGAAATAGAAAAAACTCTAGGTAAAAAAGTAACTCCGTTAACACACTTTAAATTCGACACTGGCAGACTAGAAAACACATGGGTAAAAAATTGTCTAGCCATAGGACTGTGTGCTGCATTTGCTGAACCTCTAGAAGCCACATCAATTCACTCAACAATCAAGCAATTAGGTGCATTGACCTTTGAATATCTAAAAAACACAGCGGAGGACACTGTAAATCCCGCAGCTATGAAATTTTACAACAAACGCATGAATACCATGTTTGATGACTTTAAAGATTTTCTTGTTTCTCATTATCTTGGAGGAAGAAAAGACAGTGATTTCTGGAAATATATTTCTAGCGGTGCGATAGAAACTGAATTTGCAGCCAATCTACGCGACATGTGCAAGACAAAGATGCCTACTAAATTTGATTTTCCTATCTATCCTGGCTGTGCTAATTGGTTGATTTGGTGCTACATACTAGTAGGAACTGGGCAATTAACTTCAGAAGTAGCAGCCAGACATCTAACTCCGGAGTTGGTCAATGATGCTGTAAGAAGACTGGATAGGTTGTCCATGTTTGCAGAAACCACACAATTAACACACTATAATCTAGATGAATATTTTGACATAGTAAAATCTCAAACACCAAAATTCATCCCGAGACGTGGGGTTGAGTGGCATTTGCCGGATATCTATAACAATTAATTTCGGATAAATATACGATAACAAACAATAATCCCAAATGGCCAAAATACCCGTATCCGATGCAGTAAGAATAATTCCTAGAGACGCTGAATTTCTGAACAGAAAAACAGGGCTAAGAGGTGAAATTTTTTACGATCAAACAGCTAATACCCTTAGAATTTACAACGGGTCCACAACCGGAGGACTAAATTTAGCCAGAGGAGATCTTGCTAATGTATCAAACAGTGATTTTAGATCAAAATCTGTGGTTGCTAAACTGGCCACAGTCACATATCAAGTAACAGTCACAGCCCCCCAAGGCGGTGATACAGGCAACAAATACAATCTCAACGGTGTTTATCGTCCTATACTGAATTTTGTAGTGGGATATACCTATGTGTTTGTTCAGGACAATCCTACCAATGTCTACTTTCCCAATGCCAACGGCACCACAGTAAATCAACATCCCTTGAATTTTTCCGCTGACAATCTCAGCGGAAATAATGGTGGTGGCACCAGTTATCTCGTAGATGTGCAATATTTTCTAGACAATGTCAGTGTTACACAGGCAGTGTATAACAGCCCCAGCTTTGCCACAGCCACTGCACGGCAGGTGCGTATCACAGTTACTAATTCCACTCCAGCGTTGTTATACTATTGGTGTTGGAATCATTTGGCCATGGGCAATAGTATAGCTGTCGCTGACCCTGGATCAGGCAGCGGAGGTACTAGTGTATCTGTAGATGACACAGCACCAAGTTCTCCTAGCCCAGGCAATCTTTGGTTAGATACCAATACTGGTATACTGTATGTTTATTTTGACGATGGTAATTCTGAACAGTGGATACAGCCTGTATTTCCTTATCCCGATACTACAAATTTAGCCACAGTATCTTATGTAAATTCCACTGTGGCGGCATTGCCGGCTTCGGCAGGATTAGCCACAACATCATTTGTAAACTCAGCAATAACAGGGTTGGCCTCCACGGCATTTGTTAATTCAGCTGTATCAGCAGCAGCATTTTCATTAAATGTAGAAGCAGACGACTCTACATTAAGATCAGTTCCATCAGGCAGCACAGTTCGATTCACAGGATCCGGAGGCATTACCACAACCTCTGATAGCTCAGGCAATATTACAATCATCGGGGGTGGCACTACAGGCAATATTACCTTTGCTGTGACTACTATAGATTCATCGGATTCATCTGCTATAAGATTTACTCCTGCAGTAATTTTTGATTCTGATGTAACAGTTCAAAATAATCTTGTGATAGACAACAGTGTCGATGTTGCATCACGATTGACTGTGAGAGATATTATATTAACCGGTAATTTTTCAAGTCAGGGATCTGGAACACCTGAACTTTTTTCAGACAATGAAATACAATTAACAGCTGGTACTCGTGTGGAAATAACGGCAAGTCCGTTAAAAATGGCATCTTTTACATCTGCAGCAAGAGATCTGTTGATACCCGTTAATGGCGACATGATTTACAATACAACTTCGAACAAATTCCAAGGCAGAGCTAATGGTGTTTGGGTAGATTTACATTAAAGTTGTTATGGAAAAATATTATCAATTAGCAACACACACCGAAGCAGAATGGGATGAGCTAAACGCAGAATTAACCCGTCTAGGCCGAGTCAGTGAATATGTGCCTGACAGAACAGTAGACTGTGTAGATGATCAGTTACATAGTCCTATTCGCGGAACGTATCTGCTCACAGATGAAGAAGCAGAACTGTTAAAAACTGATCCAAGAATAAAATTCATCAACATAGATTACAAACGCTACGCTGAATTCACCCCGCCACCGGACGAACTGCATTCAGTAAGACCAGATTTAGTAAACAGATATACTGCTGCTGTGAAAAATTACAGAGAATTTTCTGTTTCCAACACACTAGCAGCAACACCCGATACCTCAGATGTTAATAGAACCGGATATCAGCTTTATAGATGCACACAGAAATTAGATCCTTGGGTAGATGCTGCGCTGGCTGACAATGCAGTGGTCAATATCAATATCCCACAATACGGCACGGGCAAAAACATAGATGTTATAGTTGCAGATGACGGCACTTGGATCGGCCATCCAGAATTTCAAAACAATTCTCTGTCTAATTCTAGTCCGTTTGCAGCTGTGCCAAAGCCCAGCGGATACGTTGGCGGCAATGTTCTACCAGGTAACGGCACCTGTGATCTATTAGATCTAGTGCTAGATGCCCCATATTACATAGATCCTGATTGGTTCAATGCTGATCCTGCAACAAGACTAATCACTAGATGGGACGGCACTGTGGTCCCTGTGGAATCAGTGGCGAGGTCATGGTGGTCAAACAGCAACCTGCGCAGCACACAGTTTGCAAATGCAGGTACAGTAAGTGTTACCGCTACGTATACTAGAGCCAATAACAATGGCACTAATGCTGCAATATCAGGTGAAGGCGATCACGGCACCTGTTGTGCGGCACTGACTTTTGGCAGATCACAAGGCTGGGCCTATAATGCCAATAAATGGGTTTTCAATCTTTATGGCAGCCTGGGGATAGGTATAGAGCAAGGTTTTGATTTGATGAAAATATTCCATACCGTGAAGCCAGTGAATCCTCTTTTCGGCACTAGAAATCCCACAATAACAAGCAATAGCTGGGGTTACAGATCCAACAAAGATCCAGGCGGAGCAACTTATTATTACACGCATAGAACAACAAGCAACACTGCCTACACCACCGAAACAGGAATAAATTGGCTGAGTCACATGGGCACTCAAGGTGACAGTGGCCGCTGGAAATCAGAAATGAAAACCAATTCGCTGACCACAGCGCAGGATGAACTGATTGCTGCTGGAGTGATTTTTGTTGCAGCATCCGGCAACAGCAATCAAAAACAAGTGAACAGCGACCATCCCGACTATAACAATTTTATCAGCACCTTTAACGGTCTTACATTAGCTGCATCTACTTTTACCGAATTTGGTATTTCGGTATTTGGCACAACAAATCGTCGAGGATTTCCACAACAGGGCGGAAAATTCACAGACTCTAATGGCACAGTGATTTATCCTGTGATCAATATTGGAGCATTAGATGATGATTATAAAACTTCAAAAGAAGCCAAAGTCGGTTACAGCGATAGGGGGAACAGCATAGATGTTTATGCTCCTGCAGATGGCACATTGGCTGCCAATAGAGGCTATGGTACAAACTGGCCGAGACCTGATACCTATGCTGCTCTCAGTTACAATTCCGGTAATGCCACCGACACTGCCTTTAGCGGCACCAGTGCTGCTTGTCCTGTAGCCACAGGATTTATAGCTACAGTGTTAGAGTGGAACAGAGACTGGACCTGGGTGGAAGTCAAAGCATGGCTGCAATCTCTAGAAACACAGGATGCTGCCGATTTTTATTTTGGCACAGAATCGACTACCACAAATACTGCAAATTGGTTAGACTATGAAAGCCTCGAAGGGGGAGCTGCTCGAGTGCTTTATCAAGGACCATTTGATGCTAGATTTAGGCCAGGTCCAAGAAATATATTTTCTAATCTTGATATTACCAATGGCTTGAAACTGAGATGGAATCGCTGATAAATACTCCATAGAGACAAAATATGCCAATAAATTTTCCTAATAATCCTACACTGAATCAAGTTTATACTGTTGATCAAAAATCGTGGCGATACAACGGCACTGCTTGGAATGTTATTAGCAGCGGATATGATCTTTCAACTTCACCTAGTTTTACTAATCTAGCTGTTGCAGGTCAATCTACTGTGGTAGCAGATACCGCTACAGACACGCTGACATTAGTGGCAGGCTCTGGTATTGTTATCACAACTAGTGCAGTCACAGATACTATAACTTTTACTTCCGTGGCTTCTACTGGCAATATCACCATTGCAGACACAACTCTTAACGTTACCAATGCTAACCCTATAACCATAACTCCTAATCTAGTGCTAGGCGGCACTTTGAGGTTTCCAGATAACACTGTTCAAACTACAGCTACAGTGCAAGGGCCACCAGGACCAGAAGGTCCACCCGGTGCAAGCGGTAGCGGTTCAGGCAATGTAAATTCTGTGTTAGGTAGCTATATTGATAATGCCATAGTTAGATACAGCGGCACTAGCGGCACAACTATCAAGGTCAGTTCGGCCAGCCTCAATGATTCAGGTCTACTCACTGCTACCAACTTTAGCGGCGGCGGAGCCAGTATTACTGCACTCAATGCCACTCAATTGACATCGGGCACTATACCTGATGCACGATTTCCAGCTACACTACCAGCTGTCAGTGGTGCGAATCTTACCGCACTCAATGCCACTCAATTGACATCGGGCACTGTGCCTAATGCACAATTTCCAGCCACACTACCGGCTGTCAGTGGCGTAAACCTCACCGCATTAAATGCCACTAATCTAAGCAGCGGCACTGTTCCAGTTTTGAGATTAGGCACATCAGGTACGAGAGATGCTACCACATATCTTCGAGGCGACAACACATGGGCTACAGTTGCTGGTGGAGGAGCATCTGATAGTTTTGCCACCATAGCTGTTGCAGGGCAATCTAGTGTAGTAGCAGATTCTGCCACAGACACACTGACTTTGGTAGGTGCTGGAGGCATCACTATTACTACTGATGCGACTACCGACACTGTCACTATCACAGGTTCAGGAGGAGGCACAGCTTCAGATAGTTTTGCCACAATAGCTGTAGCAGGACAAAGTTCGGTAGTGGCTGATTCATCCACAGACACGCTGACACTTTCAGCAGGTTCGGGTATCTCAATAACCACTAATGCTAGCACAGACACCGTGACTATTACCAGCACTGTAAGCGCAGGCGCTACAACATTTACTGGGCTAAGTGATCGTGCAGATCTTACCGTAGATCAATTTTATCTGCAGGCTATAACGAGACTTAATGTGACCAACAATGGAGCCACGGCATACAGATTTGATCAATATGGAACAACTGACGACCCTAACATATATGCCATCAATGGAACTACTATTGCATTTAATTTACAGGCCACTGGCCATCCGTTCTTGATACAGACTAACACGGGAACCAATTATGATACTGGACTGATTCACGTTACTACAGCAGGGGTAGTGTCTACAGGATCATCTGCACAGGGCAAAGATTCGGGAACATTATATTGGAAAATTCCGGATAGTATTAGTGGAAACTATAGATATCAGTGCGGTGCTCACGCCAGCATGGTAGGTACTATCACAATTAAAAACTTCGCTAGTATTTAATTTTGCTGCGCTTGTGCCCAGTCTCTGAGTTTGGTTTCTAATTTTTTTCTTATAGCTGTGATATCTTGTTTCATTTCACTGCCCATGGTAGGTAGCTGACGACTGTAGATCATTTCCATATGCATGCTATCTAATTTTTTTATTTCTGCAACAAGTTTATTCAATAGTTGTTGAGATTCTTGTTTAGCTGCACCATCAGGCATTGTGTCGATGGCTGTGCGATATCGCTCATAATCTTCCTGGAATCTACTAGATTTTTGTAACAGACTTGACATTTTCTAACTCCAATATGGTTTCTATTTTCACACGTATTACTTGATTATTTAATGTAGTTCTCAATCCCGAGTGTAGTTGTTTGGGAAGGCAATCTAAATCAGCCCAGCATACAGTCTTTGACGCCATAGTCAAAAACTCTTGATCGACCACGCACACATAGGTACCATACTCAAACCCGCGATCTTCAGATAGATACAGTTCGATAGGAACTATGCGCCCCTGTGCATACTGAGTTAACAATGCGTCTGCATCCTCTAGAAGACTGTTATTGCGTTGAAAGGTCGGCACAGTCCATCGCTCATTATCTAAGATTAGAAATATGCGACCTGTGATTTTAGCTAAGAATAACAATCCGGCACGCTGTTGCATGCAGATACTTATCCGCCCACTGTCTTAAAGTTCCACTCTCCTGGCAGATATTCACCTTCAAATGCTTTGAGCCATTGAGTGCCATCCCATTTGTATTTGATGCCTGTGCGGATATTTTGAATATGTGTGGGTGAGAAATCTTCACCTGCAATAGCTGCATCTTCCAATGTATGATCTTCAGGATTCCAAATTGTGGCCCAGGTTTGCCCAGTCCACTCTACAATAGAGTTGGCTGTGATCACAGGATCCGTGCCGTCTTGATTTTCCCATGATGAATCGTTATTACTAGGATCACGCCAAGCCTGCGGACCTCTATATGGTATGTTTGTGCTGTCTGCAGGATTAGAAGGAAGGTTAATGTAACCTCCACGATTCTCACTGTTGTTGACATCGTCTAACATCAAGAATCTCAAACCTACTGGTATCTGCGAATATGATCCATAGACTTCTAACGGATTATACTTGTAAGGATCTATGATAGCATCTACCGTGCCTCTAGCAGCTATGCCGGGGATACTACTGGCAATGTCGTCATTAGCAGGATATGTGTCTGCATCTAAAGTCACCGTGAGAACAGTCTGGTCTAGAGGATTGATCACAAACGTGCCCACAATCTCATAGCCACTGGCTTTTTTGAACCATATCTCACTGCCCGGCACATAGCCGCCTTGTATCTCTAGAATCTTTGACCACTCTACCGGTTCGCCATTTTTAAATTCTTTCTGACTCAGCCCCAATGACTGCACAGCATCTAATGGATTCACGAGTGTGAGATCATATTGATTATCATTGACTGTTCCTGTGTTAGATTTGAACAGTAAAACTCGATAATTACCATAAGTTTTAGTAACTAGGGTCATACTGGATTGAGAAGTGTTGTATATTAGATCTGAAAGATCCATCACATCGCCCTGTTCTGTGAACACATTGGCTATTATGCTTTGAACTATGCCTAGTTTTTTGACCTTGGCCGGTGGTGATATATACACAGGCATTTCAAAATCAAGACTGCAGATGTCTATATCTGATTCTGCTCCTTGAGGTATTGTCCTACTGGAAAAATTAGTGCCGGTTAGATACATGGCGCTGAGACTGGTCCAGTCTATATAATTGTCAGTGGTCTGTAGTTCTAAACTGGGATTAAACAGCACTAATATCTGTTCCAACAACTGTAATTTTTGATCGGTGTTGGATGTCCATATATCAGCTTTCATGGTCAGTTTGAATGGAGTAGGCATGAGCCTTTCAACAGTGTAATTGCCGCCCTGTGCGCCCGAATATTCTCTTGTGCCACTGGCGTCTGTGAATCTGCGTTCTCTCACATGTATCTTAGACACGAATGTGGGATCACTGAGCCTGTTAGTATCCATCTCAATGCCTGTGATATAACAAGCTATTCTCGGCACCGTAGGCATTTTGTTTTCAGAATTATCTTTGATAATGCTGGCTACCTGTCTGGTCAAATCGCCATACATTACAGGAATCTGTCGTTGTTCGCCATCGCCTGCTTGATATTTAAATCCAATGAACACACGCATGAACTGCGTGACATAGCGTCGTATCTGTCCGTCGTAGTGAAAATCCATTATAGGTCTGCCTCAGGTCTTAGAGCCTTGCTGAGACTCTGCTTTTCTTTAACTGTGTGACCGTCTATGGTGTTCACAGTGGGATTGTTTATGAATGTAGATTTTTGTGTCTGACGCACATCTTTGTCTGCAAAAGGTTCGCCGGCTGCTACATCACTGGCTCCAAGATTGCTCATAGTCGTGCGCACATTGTCTTCAAACTTGCGCCATCTTACTCCGTCAAATCTAAACAGTCTGTTAGGAAGATAATCTGTTCGCAGTGCAAATTGTCCATTAACAGGATTGTTTGGAAAAGAAATGCCTGCGGTAAATGGAGCACCGTTAGGAGGTAAACCGTCTTTGGTTAGATAACCTTCATAGCCATCACCGTCAGCAGGCAAAATTACACTGCTAGCAGTCTGACCAACATATATTGCATTACCAGCCGAGTCAAATTGGGGAACTCCATTTTCATCAGTGGCTTGTGTAGCTGCGTCAACAGTCACCAACGATGCATCCACGCTGGCTAATTCTGCTGTGCCGTCATCGGTTCGTTGTAGTGTATAATACTTGCTGGTGTCGTAGCCGCTGCGTGGGGCATCTGCTTCTGCTTGATCTAACACCGCGGCAGTGATCTGCATTTCTTTTTCATAGGTACTGATCACATCTCGCAAAGTATCTGCTAGTGCATAGTAAGGATTGTTTACCGGTCCGGGCGGCTCTATTCCAGTGACTTCTCGGATGACTTGGTATTTTTTGCCATTGTCAGCTAATACAACATCGCCGGGATAATAAGTTATGTCTGGATTATACGTGCCTTTATAAAATTCTCTGTCTGCAATATCGTCTAAGATTTGTTTGAATTCTTGACTGTCTACTAATGGTTTGCACTTGGCACGATATAAATGTGGATACCATGTGGCCGAAAATCCTTCCGCTGCTCTACTAACTTCTTCAATCACAAAGAAACGTTTCAAGGCAAAAGTTAAATCATTCAAAGCGTATTCGTCTTTGAGATGCGGTAGTTCTATCACATCCCCTGCTATGATTTTACGACCTAGTTTTTCCACAGTGTCGGTGATGTGGAATGTGATAAAAATAGTATCATTCTGTAGGAACAGGCCAAACTGGCTGAGATTAAAATCGATATCGGATATATTGTATACACCGCGCATGACATAAACATCAGGATCATATTTGCGATCTCGATTTTCTAAAAATAATAAATCCTGTATGTTTGCTACATTATCAGTGGCGTAGGTAGGGGTGCTGGGACTATCGCCCTGTATAGCTGTGCCGGGACCTATATATCTGTGCACCAGCACATCTGTGCCGCCAACTTGGAACATTTCCCAGGCGGATTTATCTATAAAGCGGAAATCATTGCCCTTTTCGGGCCGGTATAAACTGAGTCTTGGCATAGTCATATATTTACCGCTGTAATAAATACTAGCATGAGCACATCAGATCAAGCCAAAAATTCCGTATACAACTACTGCAAAACCATGCTAGGCGATGGTATGGTAGATGTAGAACTAGATCCCATCCACTATGACACAGCACTTAATCGTGCTCTAGCAGTTTTCCGTCAGCGTAGCGACAATGCTGTGGAAGAAAGTTATGCGTTTTTAACCCTCACAGAAAGCACCAACGAATATATCCTGCCCAAAGAAATACAGCAGGTTCGACAGATATTCCGCAGATCGGTGGGATCAAGAACGGGTAATGGCACGGGTGGAACTGTGTTTGAGCCATTTAACTTGGCCTATGCCAATACCTATTTGTTGAGTTCAACGAATATGGGCGGCTTACTAACCTATGAACTGTTTAGTCAGTATCAGGAATTGGTAGGCAAGATGTTTGGTTCATTTATTAACTACACATGGCATCCACAGAGTCACAAGCTGATCATACATCAACGTCCTCGCGGTGAAGAATCTGTGATGCTGCAGGTATACAATAGCCGACCCGACTTTGTAATCATAGATGATGTGTATTCAGGACAGTGGATCAAAGACTATGCTTTGGCCAACTGCAAAATGATGCTAGGACAGGCTCGAAGCAAGTTTGGTCAGATTGCAGGACCGCAGGGTGGTACCCAACTCAATGGCACAGCATTGATCACAGAAGGTCAAACTGAGATGGAAAAACTCACCGACGATCTGATGAAATTGGTTCCCGGCGGCAGCGGATATACCTGGATAACTGGTTGACCTTATAACTAATCTATATTATAATTGTTCTAAAGGGGACAATTTATGATTATAGGTGTATGCGGTTTCATAGGCTCGGGCAAAGACACTGTAGCCGACTATCTAGTTAATTTTCACGAATTTCGCAGAGAAAGTTTTGCTTCAACACTCAAAGATGCCGTGGCCAGCGTGTTTGGCTGGGATCGAACCATGCTGGAAGGGCGCACAGCACAGGCTCGAGAATGGCGTGAACAAGTAGATCCTTGGTGGGCAGCACGTTTAGACATGCCCACATTAACTCCTAGATGGGTTCTACAATACTGGGGAACAGAAGTCTGTCGTAGGTCGTTCCACGACGACATATGGATTGCTTCATTAGAAAACAAACTGCGTCTCAGCAAAGATCATATTGTAATTTCAGACTGCCGTTTCCCCAATGAAATTAAATCAATTAAAGATGCAGGCGGCCAAATTGTTTGGGTGCAGCGTGGTGAGTTGCCTGATTGGTATGACGATGCTATCAGTGCTAACCAAGGCAATAATGTAGGGTTAAACGCCATGAAGATGCGTAAAATACATGCATCGGAATGGGCATGGCTGGGCAGTGATTTTGACAAGATCATCGACAACAATGGCAGCATCGATGAACTTTACGAGCAGAGTGCAAACCTAGTAGTCAGCAATAAGATCGCCTTGCCTCCAAGTTATACCCTCTTTGCCTAAGATAGCAGCGCAGTTCAAGCACACGGTTTTGAGATTTGAGGGTCTGCAGTTGTTGAGATTTTCATCTACATGAAACACTCGAAATACTTCGGCGTGTTGAGATCGAAACCCGCATTTTTCACACACGGGTTTGGGTTTGTATCCTGCTCGTTGCCAACGTGGAACATGAGCACTTGCACCGTGTGATAAACAGATTTCACACAATGTTCTATAGTAGGCACGAGTGTCTTTGTAGTAATTAATGGCTCGGGGTCGCTGTGCGCAGGCCTTGCAGAGTGGTCGCATTTGATATTTACCCTTTTAGACCCCTTTTGTTCGGTGCCTAACTTGCTGTTTTTGGAATAGTATGCTAAATATTATGAGCAACTATTACCAGGAGAATAGGCGATATGGCACTAACATCACCAGGCGTACAAGTTACGGTAATCGACGAGAGTTTTTATACACCAGCAGAACCTGGTACGGTTCCTCTTATCGTCGTAGCTACAGCCCAAGATAAAACAAACGGAGCTGGAACAAACACAGCTTCAGCAACAACCAAAGCAAATGCTGGCAAGGCATTTAAAATTACGAGTCAGAGAGATCTCACAGATCTTTTTGGGATTCCGTTCTTTGAACAGACAGCGAGTTCAACTCCTATCCATGGTTCAGAGCGCAACGAATATGGACTATTAGCAGCCTACAGTTTATTAGGTGTAAGCAACGCGGCATTTATTGTTCGAGCTGATGTAGATCTAGACCAACTCGCAGCAGAAGTAGATGCCCCGGGAGCGAACCCTGTAAACGGCAAATGGTGGATAGACACCCAGGCCACAACTTGGGGTATCCAAGAGTGGAACAGTGCCGCAGCATCAACAGCTGGCGGACAGAAATTTACTAACAAAGTACCGTTAGTGCTAACAGACGCAGATTTTCCGGCTAAAATTGAAAACAATGCTCCTAAAACTTCAGTTGGTCAGATCGGCGACTACGCAGTGGTATTTCAAACCGTGGAAGGTGACGGCACCTACGGAACAGCAGAAGATCTAGCAAGAATTTACTACAAGTCTCCAGGCAACGGCACAGTTGCAGGCGGCGGCACACAGGTAGACGCAGGCGAATGGGTATTGATAGGTTCCAATGCGTGGAAAGCCAGCTGGCCAGTAGCAGTAAGTAACACATACACCGGCTCACTCAGCGGCACATTGTTTGTCAACAGCACTTCAATTGCTGCAGGAACTTTAACACAAATCGCAGCCAACATTAACACAGCATCTATCACAGGCGTAACTGCAAAGATGTTAGGTAATAAGTTATACATTTATTCTGATGGTAGATCAACAGGTAGTGGAGTTGGCGATTCTACTGGTCCGGATGGTAACATCAAACTAGATAACGGCACAGCATCATGGGCTACTATCGGTATTACTACAGGTGAATACATCAGTCCAAGACTGCAACAAACACCTCACACAGATATTCCTGCTTTCAAACGCACCGACAACGTAACCACAGTGGAAGGTGCTGCTACTGGATCTGTATGGATTAAAACCACAGAACCAAATCGTGGCGCTCGTTGGAGAGCCAAGCAATGGAGTTCTGCTACACAGTCATGGGTGGCATCAGAAGCACCAATTTATGCTTCTACAAACGCAGCACTATTTTATCTAGATCGCAGTGGAGGTGGTGCTAACATCTCAGCAGATACAGTGTTTGTACAGAGCAATGCACAGGAAAACAGTGGTTTTGATACTACTCCGAACACAGCTGAATTCCGCGTATGGTATAGACATATTGGCATCGGTCAGGGCACCAGTATCACATCCAACATTATCAAGAGCGGTACATTTACTGTCGGCGCTACAAGAGAGTTTACACTTGCTGAAAGCATAGTAGGACAGTTGGCACTAGATACAGCTAAGACTATTACATTGAGCACTACTAATCCTAGTGGAGCAAATGCGCCTACTGGGGATAGCAGTGATGCAGACAAGTTTGCTGCTGCTATCAACGCAGCCGGATTCGCAAATATCGAAGCGTCTGTAGTAGCTGTGACGCCAACACAGAGCCGGTTAGTTATCACACACAACGATGGCGGTGATTTTAGACTCACAGACGGCACAGGAAATCCTTTGTCGACCTTGTTCACAGCTTATAATCTCAAGACTAGAGAAGGCACAGAGAACTTCTACAATATTTCATTGGGTAGTGGTGCTGCAGGCGCAGAAGATCTTGCTGCAGGTGCTGCACAAGACTATCTAGCTTCAGGTTATCAGCCATTGGCTGCTGAAAGTCCAAGATTTGCAGCCAGCCCAGATGCACCATTGAACGAACCAGCAGATCAACAACTTTGGTATAATCCAAACTTTGCTGACGTTGACATCATGGTTCACAACGGTAATACTTTTGTGGGCTACAGACACGCAACATCGCCCTACTATGAAGCTGCTACCACTACTTTAAGAACTGGGTATCTACCAATAGTAGCTGCCAGCAATCCATATGTATCTGGAGTAACTGTATCGGGAGACTTGTGGATCAGCACAGCAGATTTAGAAAACTTCCCTACAATTTATAGATACAACAGCAATTTGAGTGACATCGGCGATGTAACTCTACGTTGGGAATTAGTGGACAAAACAGATCAAACCACAGAAGAAGGTGTGTTGTTTGCAGATGCTCGCTGGAATACTACCGGCACAAGCTCAGCACAAGCAACCATAGAAGATTTGATAACACATAATTTCCTAGACCCAGATGCTCCAGATCCAGCACTGTATCCCAAAGGCATGCTGCTATGGAATCTAAGACGCAGTGGTGGGAATGTCAAGAAATACAGCAACAACTACATCGACACAGCCGGCGACAACCCAAGAACCAGCACAGCTACACTGGCAGGTAATGCGTTTGTCAGTGGTGCAGGTCTAAGCATGGACGGATACTTTCCAGATCGTTGGGTTACAGCGTCAGGCAACAACGAAGACGGATCAGGCAGTTTTGGTCGCAAAGCACAACGCAAGGTAGTTACACAGGCCTTGAAGTCGGTGATTGACACAAGTCAAGAGATCCGTGATGAAGAACGCAGAAACTTCAACATCATAGCTTGCCCAGGATATCCAGAAACAATGAGCAATCTAGTTAATCTTAACATTGACAGAGGTATCACAGCATTTGTCATAGGTGATACTCCATTGAGATTGCCTGCAGATGCTACATCATTGAACAACTGGGGAACTAATGCAGAATTAGTCACAGATAACGGCGATGACGGCATTGTAACCTATGATGAATACTTGGCTACATACTATCCAAATGGATTTACCACTGACCTAAGTGGTTCTAATGCAGTGGTTCCAGCAAGTCACATGATGCTGAAGACTATCGCACTCAGCGATAATGTCAGCTTCCCATGGTTTGCACCAGCAGGAACACGTCGTGGCGGTATTACAAATGCCACAGCAGTGGGTTATATTGATGCTGCCACAGGTGAGTTCCAAACTGTAGCACTCAACGAAGGCCAACGTGATACACTATATGAATTAAAGGTCAATCCAATTCCATTCTTCAACGGAGTAGGACTTGTGGCTTACGGTCAAAAGACTCGTGCAAGAAATGCATCAGCACTAGATCGTATCAACGTAGCACGATTGGTAGTATATCTACGTAGCCAGTTGAACAAGTTGGCTCGTCCATATTTGTTCGAACCCAACGACAAGATTACCAGAGATGAAATCAAACAAGCGGCAGAAAGCCTATTGTTGGAATTGGTAGGCTTGAGAGCAATCTACGACTTTGCGGTTGTGTGTGATGAAAGCAATAATACTCCGTCTCGTATCGATCGCAACGAACTTTATGTTGATATCGCCATAGAGCCAGTGAAAGCCATTGAGTTCATTTACATTCCATTGCGTATCAAGAACACAGGAGAAATTTAAAAATGGCAATTACATCGCTTAATAACATTGGTATTCCAACTACCAACGCAGCTGGCAGCACTCAAGTGCTGTTGATGCCAAAATTAAAATATCGCTTCAGAGTTACGCTGTTGGGATTTGGAGTTACCGCAGCCACTGAACTTACTAAACAGGTGCAAGATGTTACTAGACCCAAAGTGGCGTTTGAAGAAATGACGCTGGATGTCTATAATTCCAAAGTTAAATTGGCTGGCAGACACACATTAGAACCAATTACATTAACATTGCGTGATGATGCTAGTGGTCAAGTTCAGAAAATGGTAGGACAGCAGATCCAGAAACAGTTTGACTTCATGGAACAGGCTTCAGCACGTTCAGGTATTGACTACAAATTTACCACACGCATAGAAGTTCTTGACGGGGGCAACGGATTGTTAGTGCCGAGCACTTTAGAAACATTTGAACTATATGGATGTTTCATTCAAAATGCAGACTACGGTGATGCAAACTACAGCACCAATGAGCATATGACTGTAGCATTGTCGATTGTTTACGATAATCTATCACAGTTTGCAGCTGGTGCAGCAGCAGTAAGCCCAATAGGTGGTATTGGCGCAGCAGTAGGAAGAACTATTGGTGCAGCTACTACAGGCGCTTCTACAGCACAAGGTTAATAGTAATATTAGCTCAAAAAGCCCGACTAAAAATCGGGCTTTTTTTGTGGCATAAATATTTGTATGGCAAATAAATTCACAAGATATCTATCAGAATTCGGTTCCGGCTTGATTGAGGGTGTGACCAAACCCAAAGGTCAAATGAGTAATTATCGCCACGCTACTAGATTGTTTATTGACAACAATCTACGATTAAGCCCAAAAACCAAATTCCTGTTTTATGTATATTTCGAAATGGATAATTCAGTGCGAGGCATGTCACCGTTCAGTGCCAAACACAAGAACGAAGCAGGGTTATTGGTCAAGAGTGCCGATCTTCCGAAATTTAATTTTGATTCTGTAATAAAGAATCAATACAATCGAAAAAAGATCGTATATAAACAGATAAATTATGATCCAGTAAACATCAACATGCACGATGACAGCAACAATGTTATAAGTGCCATGTGGGCTTTGTATTATGGCTACTACATCGGCGATAGGCATAATCCCAACGCTGCCTACGAATCCAATCATTATAGAGCCACTGGTACTAACAAAGACAATTTTCGATATGGCCTAGACAATGACAAGAGTGTGGATTTTTTTAAATCTGTAACTATCTATACCATGAGTCGTAGACGATTTGTCGGTTACACATTAGTAAACCCCCGAATCAAATCATGGAGCCATGGCGGTATGGATTACTCTGCCAGCGAATTCAACGAAAGCACCATGACCTTGGAATACGAAGCGGTGCGATACAGCACAGGCAATGTGTCTGTGGGAACACCTAAAGGATTTGCAACCTTGCATTATGACACTGTGCCAAGTCCACTGAGTGTGGCAGGTGGAGGTGTTGCCACACTAACGGGCGAGGGTGGTGTGCTAGATGGGCTTGAACAGATTTTTGGTGATGTTGGAACAGGCGCTGCTTTTAACACGCCCGGAGGTTTTATAGGCACCTTGGCCAAAACTTTTAACACCTACAAAAATTTTAATAATCTCAGCAAAGAGCAATTGGCTAGCGAAGCCATTAACATACTAAGTAACCCAGGAAATATTTCAACAGCAATTGATAAGGTCAGCGGAGTTGTCGGAACTGTGTTTCCTAAAAGTGCTACAACAGAAGCTACTACTAATGCTAGACAACGCAATATCACAGGTAATTAACCATGGCTACAAACTTACCATCACAGACCATTGAAGACAGCGCCGCTGCTACCAAATTGTATTTTGAAAACTATGGCGAATCTGCTCTAGAGTTTCCCTCCAACGATGTCTCTGCCGCAGTGAGCTTTTTTCAACAGGCTGGATTTGATCTTGATGCTGCCTCAACTTCTGCAGCAGTGGTACTAAGACAGGCCAAGCTCGACAATACACCTATTTTTCAAATCTTAGATACACTAAAGAATTTTCCAGGAGTTTCATTGAGCCAGATAGTTGCAGAAATACTTAACAACAATCGCGTGCCTACATCTATATTGGGATATAGAACTCAAAACGTCGATAACAATAAGACTAGAAATATCGCTGCCTAATGTCTAAATTTGCACAGGGACGATTTGAAATGAAAAATCCCGACAAGTATGTCGGCAAGAAAATACCGTTGGCTCGTAGTTCATGGGAATTTGTGTTCATGCGCATGTTGGATGAGCATCAAGGTGTAGAAAATTGGGCCAGCGAAAGCATACAGATACCGTATAGAGATCCCTTGACTGGCAAATACACAATATATGTGCCTGATTTCTTTGTGGTCTACAAGGACAAAACTGGTAAGAAACATGCAGAAGTTGTCGAAGTAAAACCGCAGAGTCAAACCCTAAGAGAATCAGTGGGGAAAAGCCGATACAACCAAGAGCAATATATTAAAAATATGGCCAAATGGGAAGCTGCCACAGCTTGGTGCAAACAGCAGGGCCTTAGATTCAGGGTGGTCAATGAAGGTGATATTTTCCATCAGGGTGCCAAACGCAGATAAGTACGATATGACTAAAAAATTAGAAGAACTATTTGATTTAGAATCTCAAGCCGAGCCTGCAGCACCTCCTCCGCCTGTGCATGAAGAAATTAACAGTCTCGATGATCAGTATCAAGCAGTGCAAAAGATCGTGCAAACATTGCCACATATACAAGAACTAGAAAATCTTGATGAGCAAGAACTAGACAATCTTGCTAAAAAAGCAGAACAAGCCTACGACGATCTCATGGACCTCGGTATGAACGTAGAAGTGAGATATTCGGGTAGGATATTTGAAGTAGCTAGCTCAATGATGGGCAACGCTATTACTGCCAAAAGCAACAAGATAGAAAAGAAACTCAAAGCTGTAGATCTACAGCTAAAAAAACTAAAAATAGACAACGATGCTGGGGTAGATCCCAACAACGTGATAAATGGACAGGGCTATGTGATCACAGATCGCAACGAACTGCTGAAAAAATTAAGCGGAAAAGCATAAATACTCATATGAAAACTTTTAAAGAATATCTCGTCGAAAACAAAAAAATTTACAGCTTTAAGATCAAAGTTGCGGGCGATGTTCCTGAAAAATTCCAAGAAGCGTTGAAATCACGCCTGGACAGCTGCAAGGTTATGACCTTTGAAAAGCTGTCAACAACACCTATACAAAAATTGCCCTTGGATTTTCCAGGCAAAGAAAACATGCAGGTTACTATATATGAAGTGATCTGCGAATATCCTACAACACCGCCCGAAATTGCTACTCATGTCAAAGCCATGGGCATTGATGAAGATTGTTTCCGTGTTAGAAACAGTGGCGAGCCTACAGAAGCAGATCAGGTATTACTAGACGATGAACCCAGCGGTGAAGCCATGTTGGACGAACAAGATTTAGACAAAGGCACAGGAAAAATCAAACACAAAGATTATTTTGGTGATGATTTCAACAAAGGGTTTCTTAAAGATTTAAGCAAAACAGCCAAGCAAAGAACCAAAGATGGGTTTGCTGCTGAATATAAAATACCCAAGCAAAAAACAGACAAAGCTGGATCTATGAGTCCAATGTCAACTGCTGGCAAACAAGATCCACGCAAAGGAAATTAACTATGAACTTTCAAGAACTAATGGCAAAGATGCAAGAGTTAGATAGGCCCGCCACAGAAGCCTGCGGTGACTCGCCCATGCCAATAAGCATGCCATCGATGCCAGAGAAACCAGACACACCGCCACCAAGCATGAGTTTAAATCTCAATGCACAAGGCATGGACAACATCGAAGAACTAATGAAGTTGATGACCAAAGTTAATCCAGACATGATTAACCAGCCAGCACCAATGAGTTCTATCAGCATCGAACCTATGGACAAGCCTATGGGCGGTGCTATGGGCGGACTACCTCCATTAAAGATGCTACCGGACATGGACAGTGACTATGATAATAGTGGAGATCTAGATGCACACGAAAAAGATCACGCAGATGAAAAACCCTTGATCAAAACTCTAGATCAAGATGACGACGGTGACCATGACATGGATGATCATGGCATGGAGAAGAAAAAAGACAAAGAAGAAGCATTTGGTAATTCACTAAACGATTCAGAGCCAGAGTATGCAGACATTAACGCTGCTATCCCAGACGGTGACGATCTAAACAAGCCTAAGAAAAGCTTCAGCGGCAAACCATATCGCGGCGACAATCCTATGGCAGCTGGCGCTTACGAAAGCAAAGAACAACTACGTGCTAGTATACGAGAAGAACTGCTTCAAAGATTGGCAGAAGCTAAAGGAGCGAAATAATGTCAGGATTTAAAATTTCAACTGAGTCACTAAGACCAGAATTTTATCAAGTGGTAATCACATTGTCTGGTGGTGCAGGAACATATCCTACAGCAGATGGCAACGATAACGGAGCGGTATGCCCACAAGATCACAGTGCATTTACAACCAAACCAA